TCAAGCGGGGTGCAACCGCGAAATAGAAGCCCTCGTGCGTCGCTGATGCGTCACGAGCTTATCCCAACCCGCCTCTACCGCGCCATGGGCATCCGGGGCAAGGTGGGCGTACCGCTGAGTAGTTTGGAAGTTCTCATGCCCCAGAAGCTTCTGAACGTCGTACAGCGGCACGCCCGCCTGCACCAGCCACGACGCACACGTGTGCCGTAGGTCGTGCGGACGCCGGCGAGGGATCGGCGGCACCGGGTTCGCTGTCCGGTTGAAGTTCTTGTTCTCCTGCTCGATCTTCTTGTTCGCGCGGTCGATCGCCGTGTACCACATGACGCGCCAGTTCCCACCCTCCAGCGGCCTCTGCCCCCTCACCGTCAAGAAGATGTACTCCTGCTGACCACGACCCTCCAGCAGCTTCGCCATGTCCCGGATGACGTACCCGGGCACAGGCACCTCCCGGCGCGACTTCTTCGACTTCGGGTGGTCCTTCCATATACCGCCGCGCTGAAGAGTGCCGTGCACCATGGCGCGGCCCCGCAGCCAGTCCACGGCCGTGCCTCGCATTCCCGCGGCCTCACCCCACCGCAACCCGGACATGACCATCAGCTCCGTCATGACGGCGTGACTGGGTGGCAGGTGGGCTTTGATCAGGTCGATCTGCTCGCGCGTCCACCAGAACACCGCTTTCGGGCTGGTGTCCGGCAGGTCAATGTCCCGTACCGGAGTGGCGGCCAGTAGCTCCTCGGTGACGGCGTCGCCCATCACGGACACGAACAGGTTGAACGATCGTCGGATGGCGTAGGGACCGACGCCGCGCTTCTCCATGTCCCGCACCCACGCCTGCACATCGAGGCGGCCGATCTGCCGCAGCCGCCACCCGCTCCACTGCGGGAGGATGTGGTTGCGGAAGCACCCGTCGTCGCCGCGGAGTGTCTCGTCGGAGTCGACGACGCGGGCCGCCCGCCATTTGGCCTGCCACTCGTCGAAGGTCGTCTTGAGGAGTTGGGGGTCAACCCAGTCGTCTCGGTTGAACTCCACCTCCTTTCGCCGGCCCCAGTCAGCGACGACGCTCTTGAGGGGGTCGGTTTTCGTGTACCGGCCGGTGCGGTTTTTCGAGGTCTTGGGTCCGCGCACGGTTGCTTGCCATAGCCCGGATGGGAGTTTTCGCAGGTAAGGCACCACGTCTCCTTGGGGGTGGATGTGCCTCTAGTTTGCCCTGTTGCGGCGGCGTGGGGGAGTGCTGGCACACAAATGCCCCGGTGGTGGCCGGGGCTTTGTTGTGAGCGGGGAGTGGCGCCCCGGGGGAAGCTCGGGGGTCGCGGTCGGGGGTTGTCAGAGGTAGGTCACCCAGGGGGCCTGCTGCGGGGCCGGCACGTGGAGCTGAGGTACCGGGGTGTGCAGGACGGGTCGGGTGAAGTGGTCTTCGAGTCGAGCAAGGACGTCGGTGAGGCTGATGATGTTACCGAGCCAGGGTCCGAGCCAGGGGCGGACTTCACCGTCGTGGATGTGTTGTGCGATCTCCTGGATGGCGGAGGCGGGGTCCACGGTGGGGTGGATGCCGATGGCGGTGTAGGTGTCACTGCGTGTGAAGTCGATGGGGCTTGTGGTCGGGTCGGGCACCTCCGTGACGATGAGGTAGACGGGTCGGATGATGGGTTCCGTTCGAACGTAGGTCAACGCTTCTTCTTCCCCCCTCCAGCGGTTTCGGCGCTTCATTGCGCCTGAAACGGCTGGTCCTTGACCTTAAGTTCGAGTGACGTGAGTCACAAGAGGTACGTGCGTTGAAAAGGTAAAATCGCCCCCGGTGACAGCAAATATCACCCTGGGTAGCCAAAAAGGGCCGCAGTCAAGGACTTAAGTCCCTACCCCTGATCATGGGCGCGCTCCATCATCATCGAGTTCGCCGCCGCGACCCTGCGCGCGAACATCCGCCGCAACACGTCGATGACCTCCTCCGGTTTCTGACCTGGCCGCATCTGCGCCTCGTAGGTCAACCCCTCCATCTCCAGCTCCCACACGCGCCGGTCCGGTAGGTCCCGCCACCGCAGCACCTCACCTTCGTGCAAAGGCGCGGCCGGGCCGACGATCTCACCGTCCCACTGCTCGGACGCCGATAGCGGGCCGGCGCCCTGCGGTCGGTGTGCAGGCGAAGCCTCGCCTTCTGCTGGCGTCTCCCCGACCAGGATGCGCTGTATCGATCCGGGTTCCCACTGGTAGGCCTTCTCGACCTTCGCGAGCCAGGAGGTCTTGTAGTTGTCGCGGCGGGCTGTCTCAAGGTCGGAGAGCGACCTGTAGCTGAGGCCCGTATCGCGGGCGAACGTGGTGCGCTCTGACCACTCCGGACGCAGGGTCGCCCGCCTTTCGGTGAGCTTCTCGGCGAGCCGCTGCCATGCCTGGGTGTCCATGTCTCCTCTTCCGATTCACATCTATAGGCAACGTTAGGCAAGTTTAGGGCGGCCTAAGTCCCTTGCCTAGTAGGCGGATCGGAAAAACTTGCCCACGGTGACATGAAGCTGCTCTATGTGCACATGCATCGGCACAGAGCACCGCTGGGCAAGTTACTTGCCAGTTCGTGTTGACATGGATCGGCATGGATAGGCAAACTTGCAGCATGCCACCCACCGAGACACTCCCGGCCAACGGGACCCGCATCAGGGAACTCCGGCGGAAGCGCGCATGGACTCTCGAACACCTCGCGAAGCGCGTAGAGATCGGCGTTCCGTACCTGTCCCGCATCGAGCGCGGTGAACGCCCCGAACCCGCTGAGCGCGTCATCATCCGGCTCGCTCGTGAACTCGGAGTCGCGGTCGACGAAATCGTCATCCGGGCGGAGGACGCCGCATGAGCGAGAAGGCGCTGTACACGCCCGCCGAAGCCGCTGAACTCCTCGGAGTCAACAAGCGCACCATCTACCGGATGATCGCCGCTGGTGAGTTCCCCCGGCTGGTGGATGTGCGGCGTAGGGGTTCTCAGCGGTCGCGGACTCGTATCCGCCGCGAGGACCTACAGCGCCACATCGACCGGGCGACCCGGTCCGTGGCCTGACCACATGAAGACGCCCCCACCAGGATCTGCGGTCCCGGTGAGGGCTTGGCCCCACAGGAATCTCTCGAAAGGACCTGGAGCCATGACGAACACTACCCCGACCACGGAGCGCGCGCAGATGCTGCGTGACTCCCGCCGCCTGGCCGCGCTCGACGCCGCCGCGGCTGGTTACCCGCTGGCCGCGCAGCTCATGGGCGCTCTCGCGGACGCTACCCAGCCCGTTGACGTGACCATCCCGCACGGCGCGTTCACGGAGCTGGCCACAGACGAGCACGGCCCGCACATCGCCGTCTACGCGACGGCGACCGATTCCACCCCGATCATCCGTATCCGTGTCGCCGATGGGCCGCTGATGGCCCGCGAGGCGGCGGCTGACGGGTTCGCGTCCGCTGCTGGCCGGCTGCACACGTCGCTGCGTGACGACGCCATCTACGGGGGTGCGCTGTGACCTCCCACATGGGACACCACCTCCCATCCGACGATGCCGCGTTCGAGCGGTGCATGGACGCCTTGGACGCCGATGGGCTGGAGGTCCGCCCCGAGGAGCGCGCCGCACTGGCTGCCGCTCACGAGTTCGGGTGGCTGGCCGGCATCCTCCCGGTGATCCACCGTGCGATGGACATGGGTGCCCTGTCGCCGTCGGCTGCTGCTGACGCCCGCCGCATGGTGCGAGGCATCCTCGCTGATGGCGCGTCCGCTGACACGGCTTCCGCTGAGGCCCGCTACCACGCTGCGACTGCCCCCACGTGGGACCGCACCTACCGGATGGACTCTGACGCCGCTGGTTACACGCACCTGCCGTGTGGCTCCCACTTCGGGCCGTTCGTGGACTCGGTGCAGCTCACCGACCACCGGGCCGCCCACCACCACGCGTGCGAGGCGGTGCGTGATGTCTGAGCGCGTGACGTTCGCGGACATGAACTTCCGCGACTACCTGAAAGTCGCCCGCACGTCCCTCGACGACGCCGAACTCGCCTACGACGCCATGCTCGACGACCCGGACGCCCGCGACGACATGGATCTCGCCTTCAAGGACGGCGGGTACGCGATCTCGCTGGCCTGGACGAAGGGGATGGCGGACGCGGTCGCGATGTCGCAGGCGTCCCGCCACGACTTCGTTCCGGAGCAGTTCACGGACGCGGACATGTGGGCGGCGATCGCCGCTGACGTCGACGCGGGGTTGACGGACCCGGAGTCGCTGGACAGCACGGAGCCAGCGTCGGACGCGGAGGCGGTTGCGGCTGAGGAGTCGCGGGTGGACTACGACGGTCCGGAGGTGCCGTTCTGATGACCGCTCTCGAAACCCCGACCGGACGCCTTCTCGGTTCCTGGGAGCCGGGTTCCGCACCGTGGCACGCCGCACGCGCGTCCCGCCTCGGAGGGTCCGACATGGCCGCCGTCCTCGGACGGTCCCCATGGGTGTCCCTCTACCGCCTGTGGATGCTCAAAGCCGGACGAGCCCACGACAGCGAGACCACCGACGCCCAAGCCCGAGGCCACTACCTCGAACCCGCCATCGCGCACTGGTTCGCAGACCGCCACCCCGAGTACGACGTCATCGAAGGCGGCACCTACACCCACGCCGAACGCGACTACCAGCTCGCCAACCCCGACCGCCTGCTCATCCAGAACGGGCAGGTCGCGGAACTCCTGGAAGTCAAGTCCGACGCCATGGACGAGCACTGGGGGCCCGAGAACACCGACTCCGTGCCGCTCTACTACCGCACGCAGGTCATGTGGTACCTCGACGTTTTGGGGCTGAAGCGGGCCCGCATCGCGATGATCGGCGCCCGCCTGGAGTTCCGCGAGTACGTCGTCGACTACGACCCCGCCGACGCCCAGATCCTCCGCTCCCACGCGGAGAAGTTCCTCGACTCGCTGCTGTTCGGCGAAGTGCCCGACAAGGACACCACCGACGTCACCTACCAGACGCTTCGGGAGCTGAACCCCAACATCGAGGACCGCGAGATCGAGGTGTCCCTCTCCCAAGCCGCCGCGTTCACCAAGGCCCGCGAGGACCTCGCTGACGCCAAGGGCGCATGGAACCTCGCCCGCTCCGAGATGGCCGACCTGATGGGCAACGCCAAGTCCGCCGCGTTCCTCGGGCAGCGCATCGCCGTCCGCAAGAGCAAGCAGGGCGGCACCCCCTGGGTCGAAGCCGACCGCAAGTGCCCGCCCCACACCGACTTCATCGCTGAGGAGTTCGCCGCATGACCGAGATCGCTATCCGCGCTGAGGACAGCCTCGCCGACCGGATCTACTACGCGCAGACCCTCGCCAAGTCGGGGATGCTGCCCAAGCAGTACCGGCAGTCGCCGGAGAACGTCCTCTACGCCATCGAGTACGGGCGCGGCCTGGGCTTGGACCCGATCCGGGCGATGAACTCGGTGCACGTCATCGAGGGCAGGCCGTCCCCGTCGTCTGGGCTGATCGGTGCGATGGTCCGCAAGGCGGGCCACAGGCTGCGGGTGCGTGTGGAGCGAGGCCAGTCCGGGCCCGTGGCCATCGCGCAGATCATCCGCTCCGACGACCCGGAGTGGACGTTCGAGTCGCAGTGGGACATGGACCGCGCCCGCCGCGCCGGCGTCGCCGGGAAGCAGGTGTGGAAGTCCTACCCCGAGGCGATGCTCAAGGCCCGCGCGATCACGGAGGTGGCTCGGGAGGCGTGCGAGGAAGCCCTGTTGGGGTTCAGTCACTCCGCTGAGGAGCTGGGTGCGGAGGTCGACGAGGACGGCAACGTCGTCGATGCGAGGCCCGCTCAGGTCCGGCCGGGGGCGACGATCGCTGAGGCGGTCGCGGAGTCGGCGCCGGACACTCCGCAGGTGGTCGATGACCAGGGTGTCCCGGATGAGCTGGTGCGCCGCATGGGCGGTCTGATGCGGATGCTGTCCATGGGGCAGGCGGATGCGCTGCCGTTCGTGTCGGAGGTCGTGGGTCGGGAGATCCGGTCGCGTGCGGACATGACGGAGGACGAGATTCTCCAGGTGGTCGACGCCCTGGAGGACCGTCTCAAGGCGGACCGTGAGGCCAACCAGGAGCCGGAGGTCGCGGACGCGGAGATCGTGCCGGACGCTCCACAGTCCGACCCGTGGGGTGCGGAGGAGCCGTCAGATGTGACCGCCGACGAGCAGGCCGCGACCTACGCCGAGTACGCGGACGGCGCCGCATGATCCGCCTCATCACCGCCCTGTTGTCCCGCCGTCCTCGCCCCACACGGGGCGGGGCGGCGGCCCCCGACCCGCTCCCGGGTCTCACACCCGCACCGTACTCGTCGGCGTGGCACCAGCGCCGCGCACACCGCGCCGGCACCGCCGTGCACATGGGCTACGGGCGGTTCCTCATCGGCCGCACCACAGCGACAGCGGAAGAGCTCGCGGACCTCGCTGACACCGCCTCCGACGAGTGGGCGAAGTTCGCTGCGGCTCTGCGCGCGGAGGACGCGGACGTGATCGTGCCGCGTGACCTGTCCGACCTCGAAGAAGGGGACCTGTGATGGCGACCCGTATCGGTTCTGTGTGGCCGTTCCTCACCGGCTCCCAGCGCGCCGCTGAGATCGCCCGCCGCGGCACCACCACCCAGCCCGCGCCGCCTCGCGCTTACCACCAGACGCGCCCGGCTGACCTCCAGTGCGCTGCCGCTGAGGAGGCCAAGCACCACGAGGAGTGGGCGGACGGCATGACCCCCGACGAGTACCTGCTGGCGCTGGTGGACCGCGGCCAGGAACGCATGAAGCCCCCGAAGGAGAAGACCGATGAGTAAGTACCCGCCCGACACCGCCGTGCCGATGCCCGACGACATCACCGAGTCCACCCCAACGCAGGTCGCCTCCTGGTACGCCGCTGACTGCGCCTACCAGCACGGCATCGCCGCCCACCACCTCACCAAGAGGTCTGACTACAAGGCCGCCGCTGAGGCGTTCAACGTGTCCGGGTCGTCGTTCGCGATCGCGCACCTGATCCGGGCGCTGATGGCCCACGCCCCGGACCACGTCGCTGAGGTCGTGGAGGACATGCAGCAGACGTTCGTGCAGGGCGACGCGGTGGAGATGGCGTTCGAGTGGCTGCACGCTCACGGTGTCGACGCGAACCAGCTCCGCGAGGCCGGGGAGCGCAAGGCCAAGGAGGAAGGCCGATGAGTGACGCCTACCAGCGGGGTGCGGCGGACATGCGTGAGCGTGCCGCCCGCCTCCTCACCGGGTACCGCGAAGCCCCGTACAAGGCGCTCGCCGCAAGCATCCGCGGCCTGCCAGTTGCCCCTGACGCCACCGACCCGCATGGCGGTGAGGAGGTCCACCCGGGGTCGATCCGCCGCGCTGAGGACGCCCTGGAAGCGTCGCTGGCCGCGAAGGAACCCGACCTCGAAGAGCGCGTGGACGCACTCGAAGAGCTGACCGCCAGCCTCGCCAACGCTCTCGAAGCCCAGTCCCGCGACATCACCGCCCTGCGCTCCGACGTGGGCAACGCGACCTCGGCGGCCCGCGGCGTCGGGAAGCTCCTGCGGGAGCACATCACCGCGCATGCTTCCCACGCCACGGATGTCGAGCAGCGCATGCAGGCAGTGGAGTCCGCTGTCCTGCCACCCCAGTAGCCACCCTCCTGGCGTGGCCCCGACGCGGGGGCTCGGGGCCACGCCACCCACACCTTGGAGCAGCACATGAGCATCACCTTCCAGAGCACCACAGTCGAACTCCGAGTCCCCGGACTACCCGCACCCCAAGGCTCCAAGCGGCACGTCGGCAACGGAGTCATGATCGAGTCCTCCAAGCACGTCAAGCCGTGGCGGTCCGACGTCCGCGACGCCGCGACCTACTTCCTGTCCCGCACCGACCGCACCCCCTACCCGCTCGACGGCCCGCTGTCCGTGGACATGGTGTTCTCCATGCCCCGGCCGAAGGGCCACTACGGGACCGGCCGCAACGCCGGGGTGCTCAAGCCGTCCGCTGCCCTGTATCCGCAGGGCATGCCGGACCTGTCCAAGCTCGCCCGGTCCACCGAGGACGCGCTCACCAGCGCTGGGTTGTGGAAGGACGACGCTCGGGTGGTCGAGTACGGGCGGCTCGCGAAGGTCTACGCCGGGGACACCAGCGATTTCGGGGACCCGGACGCCCTCCCGTCGCCGGGTGCCGTGATCCGTGTGCGCCTGTTGGGAGGCCCCCGATGAGGCCCCGCGCGATCCCTCGTGGTTCCCCGCTCGTCGCTGACCCCACCCGCTGGGAGTGGGCGGAAGGTGCGGCGTGCGCCGGCCACCCGTGGGAGCTGTTCTACGGCCACGACACCGAGACCGGCGCCGACCGCGACGAGCGTGAGGCCACAGCCAAGCAGGTGTGTGAGGGCTGCCCGCTCAACACGTGGAAGGCGTGCCTGGAACGCGCCCTGATCCCCGGCCCGAAAGACCAGCACGGCGTCCAAGGCGGCCACACGCCTGAGGAACGCATCCAGATCCGCCACAACCGGCAACGCCACAACGCCAAGCAGAGGAGGGCAGCGTGATGCCAGCGCTCACCATCCGCTACCAGCGGCGCCGCAGCCTCGCCATCGCCGTCGGCGAATGGAACCCGTGGGGCGACATGGCCGCTGTCCAAACCCACCTGGACGCCCTCGCTGCCCGGCGCTGGAGCAACCACGCCATCGCCACCGCCACCGGAGTCGCCGAAAGCACCATCCGCCGGATCCGCAACGGCCAAGCCAACGGCGTGTACGCCTGCACCGCTAAGACCATCCTCGCTCTCCAGCCGCACCACTGGCCCACCAAGCACCGCCGCTCAGCGGTCGGGTACGCGCGCCGCCTCCAAGCGCTCGCCGACCAGGGGCACGGACTGCCCACTGTCGCGGCGGAGACTGGCCTGGACAAGCACTGGCTGGGTGAGATCCGTTCCGGTCAGGTCGCGACGGTGACGGCCCGGCCGGGGGCGTTGATCGCTGCCGCCTATGAGCGTTTGCGCAATCAGTCCCCGCCGTCTGGTCGGTCTGCGTCGCGAGTGCGTGCGGGCGCGCGCCGCCATGGCTGGCACCCGCACTCCGCGTGGTCCCGGTACACGATCGACGACCCGGGCGCCCGCCCCCGTGAGACCACCAACGCCGCCTAGGAGGCATCCATGAAGTACCGCAAGAAGCCCGTCGTCATCGAGGCCATGCAGTGGGACGGCACCGCAGAAGGCGCCCGCCCCATCATCGACTGGATCCTCCGCGAGGGAGGTACCGCCGTCTACACGTGCTCGGACCCCGTCCGCTGCTCTGAGCACGGCGGCGACACCCCGCACACGATCGCGATCACCACGCTCGAAGGCGACATGAACGCGTCCCTGCACGACTACGTGATCCGTGGCACGAGGGGCGAGTTCTACCCGTGCAAGCCGGGCCCGTTCGCCGACACCTTCGAGCCGGTCGACCCCGCCGCCTAACCCCCCAAGCCGCCCGCTGTGTTTGTGTCCACCCCGGGCACGGCGGGCCCAACCCCCGAGGAGGGGACATGAACTTCACCGACGATTCCACCGCGATGCTCTACCCGATCCCGTCGCCGCCCGCGTCCACCATCACTCGTCAGCAGCGTTGGGTGATCCCCGGCTTCGGGGCGCGCGGCGTCACCATGTGGACGCTCCAGAACGTGCTCAACGAGGCCAGTGCCGCCTACGAGCGGTCGCAGGAACAGACGGGTGCCCCTGCCGCCGCTGACGCGATCACCGCCCGTGTGGAGGGCGACTCGCTGGTGGTCAGCTTCGAGTCCCGGAGCGGGGTGAGCGCGTCATGAACCCCGCTACCCGCTTCGCCGCTGTAGCCGCCACTCTCACCGCCGCTCACCACGTCGGGGACTTCCTGCTCCAAACCGACCACCAGGCCGCGTGCAAACCCGCCGCCTCTGACCGAGGCGACGTCGTGTGCTCCGAAGCGGAGTCGTGGCGGTGCCTGGCCGGACACGTCGCGTCGTACCACGCCGCTCAGGTCGTCGGCCTGCTGGTCGCCAACCGGGCGCTCGGGCTCAAGCTCCGTCCGGGCCGTGTCCTCGCTGGGGTTGCGGTGAGCGCCGTCACGCACGCCGTCATCGACCGGCGGTGGCCGGTCCGCTGGTGGATGGACAACACCGGCAGCCACGACTTCCGGATCAAGGCGGGCGGCGGGATGCACGTCGACCAGACCATGCACCACGCCTGCCTGTGGGGCAGCGCACTCATCATCGCTGGAGGTGCCCGATGAACTCCGCTCACCGCTACCTGTCCGAGCTGGCCGACCAGGTGTCCGACTGGGACGTCGCGCTCATCCGCCAGGCCGTCCTCGTCTTCGCGCGCCTCAACGACGGACGTGTGTCCGCGAACGACTTCCGCGACTACTTGCCCCCAACCTCACAAGGCGCCGTCGGCCTCGTGATCCGCCAGCTCCCGTGCAAGAAGCACGGCCAGCTCATCCGCAAGGCTCGCGCGGTCCCCGGCGGCTGGTCGATCACCGAACCGTCCACGGCGGAAAGCACCCACGGGAAACCCATCCAAGTCTGGGAGCTCACCCCCGCCGGCTGGGACGCAGCGAGGCAGCTCATGGGCGACAAGGCGGTCGCGTGATGAAACACCCTCCCGCACACCTGTGCCACCCCTGCCAGAACCTGTGGGCCGCATGGGGAGACGCCCACCTGACCGCCACACAGCTCGACGGCGGCGGCGAAGGGCGGCGCCTCCAGATCATCGCCACCCAACGCGCCGACCTCGAAACCCGGTGCGTCGCCGCGGGCCACGAACGCAACCGGACCGCGACCGTCCTCCCGGCAACGCAACCCGCACCGCCCCGACCGGCCAGCCTCACCGGGGCGCGCATCAAGTCCCTGTTGGACGACTTCGAGGCGCTGCTGCCCAACGACGGGCGCACCCGCGAGGAACGCCTCGCCGCGGCCGTCGAAGCAGAACGCGCCGCCCACAAGGAGTGGATGCGCACCCGGCAGCCGTGGACGCCCACACCGACGGAGAAGAAGGAAGGTGCGGCATGACCGCGACCCCGGACACGGCAGAGCAGGCCTACCCGTTCGACCCGACGGCCGCTGACAAGGCCGCTGTGGACGATAAGCGGGCAGAGGAGCGCGGCATCCGCGCCGACCAGGCCGCGCGCATCTCGAAGGAGTTGCGCCGACAGGGCTACGAGTACCCGGCCAGGGTCGCGGAGTACACGTCCACGGATCCCGGGTGGTGACGCACGAAAAGCCCGCACCGGGTGAGGTGCGGGCTGGAGGAGGCGGGGGCTACTTCTTCGCTGGCTCGATGTGGTTCAGCCTCGCCAGCTTGCGCACGTATGCGGCGGTGAACGGCGACCGGTTGGTGACGTCCGTTGGGCGTGCGCCTGCCCGGAGCGCGTTCAAGACGTCTGTGATCGCAGCTTCGCGCGCCTCCTCGTGTGCCTTCTCGGTGCGCCTGTACTTCCGGGTGCTCGTGTCGAGCGCTTCCAGTGCTTCGTCCTTGTCCATGCGCAACAGAGTAGCGCAAAGGGGTTGCGCTAGTCCATGGCGATCGCTACTGTGATGCGTAACGGAAGAGCGCAACACGGAAGCGCAACATGAAGACGCTTTGGAGGCACCATGACTCAGCCCTTCGACCTCGAAGCCATCCGATCCCGAGTCGACTCCTGGAAGGAGATCTACGACCACGAGCCCCAGGAGGCCAAGGACATCGACCAGCTCATCGCCGAGGTCGACCGCCTGCGCGCACAGATCGAAGCCAGCTCCGACTTCGACGCCCTGGCCCGTGACGAGCGCGACCACCAGGAGACGCAGCTCCTCGAAGAGCGTGACAACGCCATCGAGTGGGCGGACAAGCTCGCCGCCGCCATCGCCCCCTTCGAGGTGCGCGGCGAGCACTCCAATGGCAACAACCCGTGGGCGAATGCCCTCGACTACGCCCGGAAGCTCTGACCCAACGCAAGGCGGGACGTCCCCACCCGAACTGGGGGCGTCCCGCACCACCAGCAAAGCACACCAACCGGGAGAACCAATGACCCACATCGACCACACCCCGATCACCTACGGCGGATACGAGATCGGCGCCATCACCCGCACCGAAGCAGGGACCTGGACTGCGTGGCTGCGCAGCATCGACGGCGCCCGGCACTTCCCGGTCCACGACGGAAACAGCGACAAGTTCCCACACGAATCCGACGCCAAGGCAGCCGTGATCTCCGCGCACCGACGCGCTCAGGCCCACTCAAACCGCTAGGAGCCCCGATGGCCGTCATCGAATTCGCCGATTCCAGCCTCGCCGACTACTTCGCCGCCCGCGACCACCTCATCGCTGTGGGACTCCGCCACGGCTACGAGCTCGACACCGACCCCGACGACCACGAAACGGAGGACGACGAGTCATGACCCACCCACTCGACACCATCGCGCCCACCCCCGACCCCGACACCGCGACGTGCAAGGAGGTGGCCGGGTGGTTTGCAGCCCAAGCCCTGTTCCTCCTCGGGCGCGCGGACCGCCGCCGCGAGCTCCACGGGCCGGCCGACACCGTGCTCGGGCACGTCCTCGACATGGCCGCCGCACAGACCCTCATCACCCGCGCCCTGTTCGGGTCGACAACGTCCACGACCGCCGACCAGACCGCCCGCACGGTCCTGAACGCCGCACTCGCCGGAGACGACACCTCAGAGGCCGCCGGGGCCATCGCCCAGTGGGCCGGACACGACCCCGCCAAGGTCCGCGCCGCGGGCTACGAGTCCTAAGGAGTCTCCGGTGCCGAAGCCGCGTAAGCCCAGCCTCGTCCTCATGGGGCTCGCCCACAACCTCCCCGACCGGCGTACCGCGCTCGCGGACCTGCGCACCGCCCTGTGCCTGCACATCGGCGTGGACATGGCCGACATCGACCCCGCGTCCGGATACAACCGGTCCCTCGACTCGTACCTGCGGGTCCGGGCGACGTGGGTGAGGGCGCACGAGGAGAGCCCGGGCAGCGACTGGACAGCCCGGAGCTCCAAGGAGGCGCGGGCCAACTGGGAACGCGTCCGCCCGCAGTACCTGGCCGACCACCCGTGGCCCGAGGCGCCTGCGCTGCCCTCTGCGGAGGACATCGAAGCGCTCGCGGCTGCCAGGTTCATACTTGCCGCTCCCGCGTTCGAGGACGTTCCGCTCCCGAACATGCCCTGACACAGGTCGGGCCCCGGATGGAGAAAGCACCCGGGGCCCGCGCCACCACCCAACCACAGCAAGGAGAACACCGTGACCACCAAGATCACCGAGCACGCCGCACTCCGCGACGGACTCACTGCCTGCGGGCTGAGCACCTGGATCGAGCCGTGCGGTGGGTCCCTCGCCGCCGTGGACTGCGACGAGTGCCTGCGCACCCTCGCCGGGCTCGCCTACGGGGATGACCTGGACGTCATCGACCCCGAGCAGGTCCGCCGCTACGTCACCGCCCTGGAGTACGGCGAGGACGCGCTCAAGACTCCCCGCCACGCGCCCCTCACCGCCGACACCGACACCTAGGAGACACCGTGAACCTCACCGCCGCCCTGTGGAACGCCCTCTACCCCGTCGGAACGCCCGTGACCGTCTACCCCGGGGTCCGACCCCCGCACGGTCGTGCCATCGACACGCGCACGAGCAGCGCCGCCTACACCCACCAGGGCCACACCGACGCGGTGTTCGTCGAGGACTACAGCGGGTTCATCGCCCTCACCCACGTCGACCCGCGCTAACCCCAACCCACCGAGGAGAGACATGAGCACCAAGACCGACATCACCGCCATCGAACTGTCCCGCGCGATCGCCGCCCACGCCCCGTGCTGCATGTACGACATGCCCGGCGTCACTGCCGCCGTCGTCGCGACCCTCAGGGACCACGGCTACCCGATCGCCGACGACATCGACGAGAACGCGTTCACCGCCGAGGAGCGTGCTGACCTCGCTGACCGGCTGGAGTCCATCGCCGCGATGGTCCGCAACACCACCCGCTGACCCGACCTTGGGCGCCTTGACCCCGCGCCCACTCAGCCCGACCGGACCTACGGGCAGCCGGGGACCCGCAGCAGGCGCGGGACGGGCACCACACGCAGACGCAACGAGCACGAGGAGACCCGATGATCACCGAATACGAACGCCGCGCCCGCCTCAACGACCTTGAGCCCATGCGCGACAGGCTCCTCCGCGTCCTGCACGACGCCATGGAGGAACGCCCCAACCGCACCGACTGGATCGAGTACGAACGCGACCAGATGACCGCGGCCGTCAACCACGCACGGTTCACCCGCGGACTCCAGGCAGCGACCGCCGACGACATCCGCACCATCGAGGACACCGCAGTCGGGCACTCCGACTATGCCGCCAAGCTCGCGCTGCGGTGCGCCGAACTCGCGCTCGGCATACGGGCCGCCCGGTGAGGCACGACGAAGAGCCGACCACAAGGGCCGGCTCAGCGGGGTGGGGGTTCGTCGGCGGGGCGTTAGGCGTCCTTCTGTCCCGCGTTCCTGTGCTTGCGGACCAGCCGCGCCACGTAGTCGGCCGTGTACGTGTGGTCGATCGCGCGCGTGATCTCAGCAGGGCGATCCCCCTTGTCTGCCGCCTCCAGGATCGCCGCCTTCAGGTGATCCGGCGCTTCCCGGTAGACGCGCGCTGCCTCAGCCAGCTTCGTCCTCGTCATCTCGTCCATGCCTTTCAGGATGTCACATCACGTAGCGGGTTCCCGTTCAACAAGAACTCAGTTCGTGATCTGGTAACGTGTACTGAGTACGTACTATACACGTCGACTCACGACAGGACAGCTGTGACCGACCCTTTCGAGCCGCACGCGGCGACGCTCCAGCACATCGAACTCCTCGCGGACAAGCGTGACCGCCTGACCGCCGCTCAGATCGACGCGGAGAACCAGGTCATCCACCGGATTGCAGTCGAGTTCCACGCCGGTCGGATCAACGAACAGCAGCTCTACCGCCTGTGGCACCGAATGCGCCCGAATGCAGCCGAGAAGTTCGGCGCCCGGTGGAAGGCAGCCATGCCGAAGGCGAGCATCAACCGGCTCGTGACGCTCCACAAGCTCCGGGAACAGCGGGCGCAGGAGTACGAGCGGCGCTACAAGCCGAACGCTGACGGCTTCTGGTCGGGCGCATGGCCCGTGGACGGCGATCGCTGGCCGGATAAGGGGCAGTGCGTCGTCTACGTGCTCTACGACGCCGACAACGTTCCCTGCTACGTCGGCAGCAGCAAGGACTTCTACACCCGAGCCTGTGCCCACACCAGGGACGGAAAGAAGTTCGTCCGGTGGATGGCCTACCCCTGCGAGGACAGGGATGCCGCCTACGAACTGGAATCCCGCCTTCTTCGCGAGCACAAGCCCTACATGAACAAGCGCGTCTGACCTCTCTCAACCCACCCCCATCGTCCAAACCGATTCCGAGCATCAACGGGGGCGCCGCACATGGCCCGCAACTTCGCACAGTTCCAGTCCAGGACATGGACCGACGACCACTTCAAGTCCAACCTCACCGCGGACTCCCAGTGGCTCTACTTCGCCCTGCTCTCACAGCCCAACCTCAACGGCGCCGGGGTCCTCCCGCTCCAGGACCGGCGGTGGAAGAAGCTCGCCAAGGACATGACCGCGGACCGCATCGAAGGCGCCCTGGATGAGCTGTGCGCGCACTGGTACGTGCTCGTGGACGAGGAGACCGAAGAGGTCCTGATCCGGACGTTCATCCGCAACGACGGCCTGTGGAAGCAGCCGAACGTGCTCAAGTCCGCGCTGGGACACGCGAAGAACACCATGTCGGCCACCCTGCGGGCGGTCATCTGGCACGAGCTTCAACGGCTCCCGCTCGATGAGCTGCCCGACGACCGCGCCAAGCGCACCGGAACCCTTATCGAAACCCTTCGGGGAACCCTTCCGGGAACCCTTCCCGAAGGGTTCATGGAACCCCCCGCTAAGCCTTCCCTGCCCCCTTTCGGGGTGCCTGAGCAGGGAAACCACGCGCCGGTCATCCCGATCACGCGCTCCGCTCAGGAGAACCCGCAGGTCAACGACTCGCAGCCCACCCTTCCGGCGTCGCTCTGGGAAGGGTTCGGCGAAGGGTTTCCCCAAGGGTTCCCGGAAGGGTCCGGTGTTGGTGCAGGTGTAGGTGAGGGTGCAGGTGTGTCTTTGGGCAAGGAAGAAATTCCGAAGCCTGCGGCTTCGGCGCGCACTTCGCCCGACAACGCCGGAACCCTCGTCGCGTGGTGGATCGACCAGTGCAGCGAACGCCCCCCGAAGCGCGTCATCGGCCAGATGTCCAAGGAGATCAAGAGCCTCCTGGACGAGCCGATCCACCCCGACCACATCCGCAACGGCATCACCGCGTGGATGGCCAAGGAGTGCGGGCCCTCTGCCCTGGCCAGCTTCGTGAACCAGGCCATGAACACGCGCCCCCAAGCCGTTCACCCCAGCAAGTCCCTGTCCGGTGCTCGTGGCCAGATCGCGACCGCCGAACAGATCGCCTCAGGAGAAGTGGAGTTCCGACTGTGACCTTCGACCCCTACGACGACGCCGGGAACCTCGCCCGCGCCCAGCAGGAAGTCCTCGACGACCTCAAGAAGCAGGCCCTCGCACGCGTGCACGCCCGGCGTCCCTCGGTGTTCGACACCCCTGGCGAGCTGCACCCCGACATCGCCGTCTGGTGCGACCAGGTCCGCCGGGGGCGGGCCCCGCACCTGGTGCTGTTCGGCGGGACCGGGTCCGGGAAAACGTGGTCGCTGTGGAAGGCCGCCGAGCACCTCGCCCAAGCGGGTTGGCGTAAGCGGTTCGACGTCGTCGACACCTACGAGATCAAGACCGCCACCGACCTGCCCCAGGACGACAACCTGATCCGCCGGTGGAAGCACACCGACGTGCTCGCCATCGACGACCTGGGAGCCCAGGGCCTCAACGACTGGTCGCTGGACAGGTTGCACCCCATCGTCGACCACCGGTGGAAGCACGCCCTGCCCATGGTGGTGACGACGAACGTCGCGGACATGAGGGCCATGGTCGGCGAGCGCATCTCCTCCCGGCTGGCTGGCGCTTCTCTCGTCCGTTTCACCGACATCGACCACCGGAGGGTTTGATGACCGAGTTCGACGACATCGTGGGCGACCGGATGCCCCCGAACGACATCGAGGCGGAGCAGGCGGTGTTGGGCGGGATGCTGCTGTCGACGGACGCCATCAGCCGGGCGATGGAGATCGTGGCCGCGGGTGACTTCTTCCGGCCCGCGCACCAGATGATCTTCGACGCCATCACCGATTTGCACACCCGCGGCGAGAAGGTCGACGTGTTGGTGGTGAACACGGAGCTGTCCAAGCGCGGTGAGGCTTTGCGGTGCGGTGGTCCCGCGCACCTGTTCGGGTTGACGGAGAAGATCCCCGTCGCGGCGAACACCGGCTACTACGCGAAGCGGGTCAAGGACGTCGCGATCCTGCGGCGCCTGACGGAGATCGGTACGTCGATCTCGGAGCTCGGGTATGCGGGCGCGGGTGAGATCGGCGAGATCGTGGAGGACGCACGGGAGTTCATGGCGTCGGTGGACGCCACGCCCGTTGACGCGGATGCGCTCGTGGACACCGGGCAGGTGTTCCAGGAGTTGGTGGAGGACTTGGACGCCCCCGCGGACGTGTCGGGGTTGGTGCCCATGCCGTGGTCGGACCTCGCGCACGTCCTGCCCGGGTTGAAGCCGGGTCAGATGATGCTGATCGGAGCGCGGCCCGGTGCGGGCAAGTCCATCGCCGCGGCGGACATCGCCCGGCACGCGTCGATGAAGCACCAGATCGGCACGGTCATGTTCTCGCTGGAGATGACCCGCCGTGAGATGGGCATGCGGATCGCCGCCGCTGAGGGGTCCATCGACGTGGGGCGGATGTCGAAGAAGAAGATGACGTCCGACGACTGGGACCGGCTCGCCCGCGTGAAGGAGCGGTTCGATTCGGCGCCGTTCTGGATGGCGGACGACTTCAGCATCGGGTTGTCGCACATTCGGGCGCACCTGTCGCGGTTGACGCGCCGCCACAAGGTCGGGTTGGTGCTCATCGACTACCTCCAGTTGATGTCTCCGGGCGGTAAGGCGGAGAACCGGCAGATCGAGGTGTCGGCGATGTCGCGGGGGTTGAAGAAGCTCGCGGGTGAGTTCGGGGTCGCGATGGTCGTGCTCTCCCAGCTCAACCGTGAGTCGACGAAGCGGGCGGACAAGCGTCCCCAGCTTTCCGACCTGAGGGAAAGCGGGTCATTGGAGCAGGACGCCGACGTGGTGCTGATGCTGCACCGCGAAGACCTCCAGGAAGAGGACTCGCCGCGCTCCGGTGAGGTCGACCTGCTGTTGGAGAAGAACCGCGGCGGCAAGCCCAAGGTGACGGTGACGTGCGCGTTCCAGGGCCACTACTCGCGCATTGTCGACATGGCGGGGACGGGGTGGGGGCAGTGACCCCGGCCGCGCCGAACCCCCGCACCCCCTCAATCCCCTTCACTTCCAAGGAGACCTCGTGACCATCACCCTGTCTGACTTCTTCTGCGGGGCCGGCGGCTCCTCCACCGGTGCCATCCAGGTTCCCGGCGTGAGTGTGGCTTTGGCCGCGAACCACTGGGACCTCGCGGTTCAGACCCACAACACGAATCACCAGGACGCGATGCACGACGTCGCGGACCTGTCGCAGGTCGACCCCAAGCGGTACCCCACCACCGACATCGCGTGGCTGTCGCCGTCCTGCACCAACCACAGCCTCGCCAAGGGTGTGGCCCGGTCCTCGCAGCAGCCCGACCTGTTCGGTGACACCCTCCCCGACGTTGCCGCGGAACGCTCCCGGGCCACCATGTGGGACGTGGTGCGGTTCGCGGAGCACCACCGGTACCGGGCGATCATCGTCGAGAACGTCGTCGACGCCCGCGAGTGGGTGCTGTGGCCAGCCTGGTCGGCCGCACTGTCGGCGCTCGGCTACGACTTCAAGGTCATCAGCCTGAACTCCATGCACGCCCAAGGCCTCGGAGCGGGCGCCCCGCAGTCCCGAGACCGCCTGTACGTGGTGGCGTGGCGCAAGGGTGAGACCGCCCCCGACCTGGACAAGTGGACGCGCCCGAACGCGGAGTGCACCATGCACGGCCAGGTGCGCGCCGTCCAGGCGTGGAAGAACCCCGACAAGCGGGTGGGGAAGTTCCGGGCCCAGTACGTGTGGCGGTGCCCGTCCGTGGAGTGCCGCAACTCGGTCGTGGAGCCTGTGGTGCGTCCGGCGTCGGATGCCATCGACTGGTCGCTGCCCGCGGCGCGCATCGGGGACCGGCTCAAGCCGCTCGCGGACAAGACCATGAAGCGCATCCGTGACGGGTTCGCGTCCTACGCCCGGCCGGTGCTCGTGCCTGTGGAAGGCCGTGACGGGAAGGTGGCGCGCCCCTCCGACGAACCGATGCGGACATGCACGACCCGCAACGAAACCGGCCTGGCCGTGCCCCCGTATGTGGTGGAACTGCGCGGCGTCGGGTCCAAGCACCGGGCCGTGTCCGACCCGCTGGCGACGGTGTGCGCGTCCGGCAACCACCACGGCCTGGCGATCCCGGACCTGATCGCCCCCTACTACGGCAACACCGCGGCGCGCCCCGCGGGTGAGCCCCTGCCGACGGTGACGACGGTGGAACGGCACGCGCTCCTCCGCGGCGGTCTGGTCGCCGGGGTCGAAGACCTGGGCTTCCGGATGCTGTCGCCGTCCGAGTACGCCGCGGCGATGAGCTTCCCCGACGCCTACGTGATCCTCGGCAACAAGCGGGAGCGCGTGCGCATGGCCGGGAACGCCGTCACCCCGCCGGCCGCCCGGGACCTCGTGGCCGCGGTCGTGGAGGCGTTGACGGGCGAGGTGATCGACCGTGTGGCGCCTGCTGTCGCGGTTGCGGCTTGACGCATAGGTGCGCCCCGCCAGCTGGTATCTGGCGGGGCACGCCCCCAGTGTCGCATCGCACCACAGCCGCCCGTAACCCCCGGGTCCGCCCCGACGTAGGGCCGACCGCTGTAGACCGCTCAGATTTCTGCCCTATCTGCGAAATGAGGCTCTTATGAAGAAGCGACCCGACCCGGTTGGCACCCGAGGCTGTGTCTGTGCCGGGTGCAACCACTCGTTCACGTCACCGTCGGCGTTCGACAAGCACCAGAAGCGCAACAAGGCCACGGGCCGGTTCGAGTGCCACCACCCGTCCACGGTCGGGCTCGAAGCGCGCGTGAAGAACGGCGTCGAGGTGTGGGGCGCCCCGGGGTGGATCACCGCCGGGAAGCCCATGCCGTGGACGCCCGCCGCCTGACGGCGTGTTCCGCCCTTCACGTGAGCCGACAGGGGCACGAACAGCCTCTGTCGGCACCCCCAGGCAGACTCAAGAAAGTGGAGCGCTCAGCGCTCACCTGAAAGCCCCTAGGAGGGGACATGTCCACCGAACCCGAAGACGACCAGGTCCGCATCAAGAGCCTCAACATCGTGGGCGGCGTCGCCACCTTCGACCTCCTGCCGCCCGAGTCGTTCGCGAACGCGTTCGTTGAAGCGGCCCGCGCGTCTCTCGAAGAGTTCAACGCCGAGAACTACGTGGAGTACGAGATCCGCGACGGCAAGACCGGTGAGCGGTTCGCCGTGGTCGTGCAGCGCGTCGGGAGGCTGACCCCTCACCACGCGCGGCTGGAAGCGGAGAAGGAACGCGACGAGGCGCGCGCCACCAACCAGCGGCTCCGCGACGAAGCGCCTACCGCCGACGCCTGGGACCGTCTCAAGGCCGAGATCCCGCGCCTGTACGGCCGTGAGTCCGCCGACAACCTCCCGCATGACAGTGAGTACGTGACCGCGCTGCATGACGTGCTGGCCACGATGAAGCGCATCGAGAACGGCAGCCCGCTCGTGGGGGAGGCGTGATGGACGCCCGCCGCACGCGCCTGACGATCTTCTTCGCCGTCCTCCTCATCGCAGGCGTCGCAACCACAGCCCTGTGGGCCTACATCATCACGACACGAGGCCCACAGCTCATCGACAACCTGCCCGTGATCGCCGGGGCAGTCGGCTTCATGGCCGCCATGCACATCATCAAGTGGCGGTGGCCAGCGACCGCCCGCGCCATTGACACCGTGCTGGTCGTCTGCCTCGTCGTTGCAGCGGCCTACCTGGTCGCCAGCGGGGGACTGAACACGACCACGGTCATCGTGTGCGGTTTCGCTGTGCTCGCCGTCGCTGTTGAGGTTCGCGGTTGGTTCAAGCGGCGCACAGGAGCCCGCCCCGCAGAAGGACACGAAACCCCAGCTCCACACGACACCAAGGAGAACTGACATGTCCGAGGATCAGACCGTGTACACCGCCACCCACGAGCACGTGCCCGCCGCCGAGCGAGACGCGTGGCTGGAGGGCTACCAGTTCGCGCTCGTCAACTTCCACGACGAGCCCGTGCAGAACGACCGCGCCCGCTACCTCGCAGGCGAAACCGACACCACCAAGGAGAACTGACCCATGGCTCTGCCCAGCATCACCGTGACCGCGCGTCTCGTAGACGCGCCTGAGATCAAGTGGTCCCAGTCGGGCACCGCGATCGCGAAGCTCCGCCTTGTGTCCAACGCCCGCAAGCTCAACAAGGACACCCAGCAGTGGGAGGACGGATCTACCTGGTGGGGGCGCGGTACCGCGTTCGCCCGCACCGCCGAAGCCATCGCCGAAGCCAACCTCCAGAAGGGCGACCTCGTGACCGTGCGCGGGGACGTCGAAACCCAGCAGTGGGAAACGGATGGGCAGAAGCGCAGCGCGGACGAGGTGATCATCCGGGAGATCGGGAGGGCGCTCACCCCGCCCCGCCAGCAGTCCGGCAGCTTCTCGGCTCCGCAGGGCGGCTACAACCCCGCACAGGGCGGTCGTGGCCAGGTCGACGTCGACCCGTGGGCCGCACCGCAGCAGGCCACCTCCGAACCTCCCTTCTGAACCGACCATCCCGTGGGTGCCCGTTCGCGCGGGCACCCCAACCAAGGAGGACACCGTGAGCATCTACGGCACTGTCTGTTCCATCGACGACCCCATCACCTACTACGGGTCCCACGTCCACCCCTACGAGGACTTCCCCCGGGACGGCAACGTGGACGTCGCGGTCATCCCCGACCACATCGAGGACCACGACGACCTCACCCGCCTGTCCGTGCACGACGCATCCGGCGGGAACGCGTGCGTGCTCCTCACGAAGGAGCAGGCACTCAAGATCGGGCGGGCGCTACTGGGCCTCGACCCCGACGAAGCCGACGCCGCGACGGAGCTCACCCGGCACGACCAGAACCACGGCCACTACGAGGAGGGCAAGTGAAGTTCCGCACGGGCGCATCCGGACGCACCCTGAGGGTGCAGATCGGTGACCACCCCGACGACATGGACCTCCTCATCGGGATCGTCGACACCACAGACCAAGCCGACATCATCGTCAACGCCGTGAACGCCGTCGCGCGCATCCGGGAACTCCACCGGCCCGTCCGCCGTGGCGAGAACGACGGCCCGTGGTGCAACGCCTGCAACAACGCCGCCGACCTCATCTTCAACGGGCCGCGCCTCAGTACCGTCCGTCACCCCTGCCCGACCATCCGCGCGATCGACGGGAGCGACGATGAGTGACCTGGAACAACTCCTCACCACCATCACCAACGCCACCGACTGGTTCCTCCTCCGCATCATCGAACGCGGAGAAACACCCGCCTGCGACGAATGCGCACCCCGGGCCCGCGGGGAACGCGTCCGCCAATGCGCCCTCCCATGGGGGCACACGAGCGAACACGTCTACCTGCGCACCTACACCATCAACCACCTCGACGACCACGGCACCAACCCGCCCCTATGCCTGGACCCGGGCGACGGCGGGCACTGCCTGCTCTCCCACGACCACACCGGACCCCACGACCGCATGGGCCTGGATGAAGCCGACCGCCGATGGGGCAACCCCAAGCCGCGCAAGGAGGCCGACGATGAGTGATCTCGTGGAGGATCTGCACGCCGAACTCGCCGACATCCACGGCGTCACCCCCGGGCACAGCCTCACCGGGGACTACGCGGCGCTCAAGGGCGACGCGGAACGGCTCGCGCGGGTGCGTGACGAACACGTGCGCGGACTGGAGCAGGAGAATAAGCGGCTCCGCACGCTGATCGACCACCTCGACCAAGGCGCCTACGAGCGAGCCCTCGCGCGGACACAGCAGACATGAGAGACGGGGCGCCCCATCCGGACGCCCCGCCATGTCCCCCATGACCCTCATCGTGTTGGACGGCACCCACGATAGCTGAAACGCATGGTCACCATGCCCAACGGCTATCATGAGCGGGTGCACACCCGGGAGGACACGTGTCGCAGCCCGCCCCACCCGCCACACTCACCGCGACCCCAGCGCAGCGACTCGACCAGGCAGAGCAGCAAGCCGAAGAGGAACTCGTTGCGGTCATCGCTGCGGCCGTGGCCGCTGGGCTGACCGGTACCGCGCTCCTCGCCGCCGTCCCTGCGCTCACGAACGTGCTCAACAAGGCTGCGAACGCGGGGTGGACGATCGGGTCGCAGATCGTGCTGGGAGCGGCTGTGGGGTGGCGTCCACGCTCGCACACGTTCACCCCGGAACCGCTGCCGACCAGCGTTGAACAGGACGTGCTCGCGGTCGTCGAAGACGTCGCCAAGAGGATCGACGCGGCCTTGGCGGGGGAGCCGCCCGCCAGCGAGCAAGCTCCGGTGACGCTCACGCCGGCCGCTGTGGAGTTCGACAGGTTCCGTCGGCGGATGGCCCGTCTTGCGGTGGTGAAGATCCACCAGGCCACGTCCGCGGCGACGTTCTCCTACGCGCGCTGGTTGGGGCTCGACCTCGAATGGGTGACCAGGCGGGACGGGAAAGCGTGCGTGGTGTGCACCCGCATGAACGGACGACGGGCAGCGGCGGGGGAGCGGTTCACGGTTCCGCGCGGTCGCGGGATCCCACGCAAGCTGTGGGCTGGGTTTCAGGGGTTGCCGCCGAGTCATCCGAATTGCCGGTGCCGTTGCGTGGCGCGGAACCCGCGTCCGACATGACGAACGGGGCCTGCATCCCCCGATGGCAGACCCCGCCCAATCCCCCGTGAAAGCGCTGCTCCCACAGGCCACATGGTACGACCTGCGGGGGACTCGTGAACTACCTGATCTGCCGACTCTGCGCATCCGAGATGGATTCCGGTGTGGTGTGCTCGCCGTGCGTGGGAGCTCTGGCCGCTGACCTGCGGGCACTGTGGCCGACCGGTGACCTACACGGGCTCGACACGGACCTCGACATCGCCATTGCCAAGCTGGCGGTATTCCCGTCGGGCGGGGGAGGGCGCGGGTCGTCTGAGCCGCCGCTACCGATCAACGACACCGCCAGCGACGTGCGCCGTCACCTTCACTCCATGCTGTCCACGTGGTGCCGCCTCCTCCTCGACGAGCACGGCGGGGACACCCCAACCGACACGATCCCCAGCATGGCCCGCTACCTCCACTCGCGGACGTCCATCATCCGTGTCGCGGAGTGGGGCGAGGAGTGCGTGGTCGAACTGAGGGGCGCGGTCCGGCGGGCACGCGCGGCCGTGGACCGGCCAGCGGAGCGCATCTACGCCGGCCCTTGCCCCACCTGCGAGGGCGCCGTGTACGGGCTGGCAGGGTACGACTCTGCCCGGTGCCCGCGTGAGGGCTGTGGGGGTGTGGTGGTGGACCCTGAGGGGCGGCGTGCGCAGGCTGTGCGGGCTGCTGTGGAGGCGGCCCCGGATCAGCGTGTGACGGCGGCTGAGGCGGCGATGGCGTCGCGTGCGTTGGGTAAGGCGATCGGGGAGCGGGCCGTCAGGAAGTTGGCGGCGGCGGGGAAGATCACGCCCGTGTCGACGGTGCGGCCCGTGAAGTACCGGTTGGGCGACATCATGGACGTGGTGGACCAGAAAGCGAAGGTGGCATGAAGACTCGGAAGACCAAAGGCCACGGCGGAAGCACTAAGACCGTGGCGCGAAACGTCCGCCGATTCAGGGAAGCCCAGGGGCTTTCGGCCGCCAAGCTCTCGGCTCGCACGGCTGAGCTGGGCTACGAGATCCCCCGGGAAGGGGTTAACAAGATCGAGGCTGCGGCTGATGGTCGGCCCGGAGCTCGGCACATCAACGCAGACGAACTCGTGGTCTTGGCCCTTGCTCTGAACACCACACCAGTCGCTCTGCTACTCGGCACCCCGGACCGCGCGAACGACACCGTTGAGCTCACTGGCGCCGGCGAGACCACCGCCGGCCAAGCATGGGCATGGGCGACCGGAGACGCCCCTGCTCCCCCACGCGACCCGCAGGAAGCACCTGGCGAGCAACACGTCAGGCACACCCTGTACCAGGCCTACGGGCGGCCGGGGTGGAGGTCCCAGAAATGACGAAAGGCCCCGCCCACCGTGAGGTGAGCGGGGCGGGTGAAGCGGGATTCAGTTCTTCGCGGGCAGGTCGGGGCGCTCCGTGTGCGGGGTCAGGTACCCGGCGGCGAACGTCACCGCCAGACTGACGACACCGACGACGACCGCGTCGATCGCGGACACGTCCACCGTGGGGAGCACGGTCGCCGCGAGCGGGGTGAGGATGGACGCGATCGCCGCGATGACGACCTTGGCTTCAAGACGCATGGATCTCTCTTCTCTGTGCTTGGGGTTCATTGCCAGGACCAGCCGTCGGGTGTCATGTGACGGGCTCCTCCCATGCGGCGGCCCAGGTGTTGGCGCCGATGAGGCCGTCCACGATGAGGCCGGACTTCTCTCGCTGGAAGGCGCGGGCGACCCCTTCGGTCTGGGGCCCGTACAGCCCGTCCGGGGTGATGACCCAACCGCGGTTGCGCATGCGGCGCTGCCAGCGCTCCAGTTCGTCGCGGTGCGAGTAGAAGCCCGATACCGAGTAGGACGGCCCGGAGCGGGGGCCGAAGTACCAGCCCTTGGGGAGCGGGAACGCCGGCGCGCTGGTCGTAGGCGGCTTCGGCTTGGGTGCCTTCGGCGGTGCGGGCTTGGTGGGTTCGTCCACGTCCGGGACGTCGGACCCCCACACGGCCGCGCGCCGGAAGGTGCCGTCGCGCACCATGGCGTAGGCCTTCTCGCCAGGGCACGAGGTGGAGTTGAAGTCGCGGTGGCCCTTGACGGTGCTGCCGATCGACGACTGCGGTTCCATCAGCCAGGACCGCAACTGGCGGACGGCGTTGATCTGCGCCGGGGTGACCTCGTCGGTGGGGCCGGTCGCGAGCGTGCACGAGTAGTAGGTCGAGTTCCCGCCGGGCTGTGCGGCCTGGGACTTGAAGAGGCCGCGGCCTTCCATGACGTACCCGTGGGCGCACGCCATGAACGAGTACCCGATGTCGGTCCAACCCCTGCTGGGTCCGGTGTGGAAGCCGCGGGTGCGCTTCCAGTACGCCTCACACGCGCTGTGCGGTTTGTCCGCGAGGCGCTGGTTGGAGCTGTCGTAGTGGATGACGAGTCCGGAGCGCGGGTTCGCGGATCCGGCGGGCGAGTACGGCGACCATCCGAAGTCGGACCGCCACTGGAGCTTGTCGGGTTGGGGCATGGTGCCTCCTGGGCATGAAAAAAGCCCCACAAAGGGGCAAGGTATGAAAAATCGGACCTACCGCTTCGCGCGGTGCTTCCCACGCTGAGACGACCAGTGCACCGCCCACACGAAAACGATCGCGCCAGACGCCACCAGGTACACCACCACCCGGGCCAGCTCATGCCCCGGGAACTCCGGCCACCACGACCGCAGCGACGCCAACGTCAACACCAGAGCCAGAGCAACAGCGACCGTCATCACCAACCGGCCGCCCGGGTTGTCCCACCACCGCCACCGTGCGTAATCAGCAACGAAGAGCCACATCAGCACGGCCGCGATCACTGCTAGCACGCTGCCCACCTCATACATCTGACTCCCCTCGCAGGGCGGCCCACACCATCGGGCCGAAGTTGTTCCTGTCGCGCAGCCCCGTCAGGCGCCTCACCACATCGCTCACCTCCGCCTGACGCTCCTGCGTCTGTGCGGTGGCGCGCTCGGTGAGCTCGCGGATCTGTGCGACTTCTTCTTCCGTCACGGGGGGCGGGCCGAAGCGCAGCGCAACACGGATGAGCCAGGACTTCATTAGCCCTCCCCAGGGCCGTGAGATGCGACCTTGCGGATTTCCTCTAAGGCGTAAGCCGAGGTGCGGCCCACTTCCAGGAGTTCGCGGACCTGCTGCTGGTTGGCGCGGTTGTCCTCGCGCAGGAGTTCGTTGTCGGCGAGGAGCGCTTTGATGCGTTCGTCGCGTGCTTCGAGGATCTTGTCGACGGTGGACGCGGGCATGAGGCGTCCGGTGTAGACGAGCCAGAACGCCGCGGCGAGGAGGCTGCCTGCGCCGCCGTAGGGCACGAGTGCCGCGAACTGGGCCACGTCCATAGGCGGGTCTCTACTCCTGAGGCATAGGTGGCGAGGGCGGGTAGTCGCGCGCCACCCCGGGCGGGGTGTCCTCGGGCTGCCGGGGCAGAGCGGGACGGCCACGCGCCTGGCCGCGCCGGGTGGGCCTCTCGGGCATCACCCGGATCGGCGGCGGCTCCTCGGGCACCTTCTTCGCTGCTGGCACGAAGCCTCCTAGGTGAGCGGTTCCACGATCACAGCGTTCTGGTAGTTGAGGTCGAACTTCTGATCGGCCCCCCACGCGGTGGACCCGCTGATCCGCCACACCGGGGTCAGCGTGTAGTCGGCGTTGCCGTTCAGGTCCAGGTACACGGCCGCGGACTGCTGCCGACCGGAGTTGGTGGCGGACCCGGCCCCTGTGGAACGGATCATCGCGGCGCGGGTCAGGTCGGCGGCGACAGTGGAGGACCCCGACAGACGGAACCCCAGCGAGATGGTGCTGGCGTTGGTGTTGTTGTTGATGCCGCACATCGCGATCGTGACCCGCACCCGCCCCGACCAGCCGGTAGTGAAATCCACGGCGGGCATCTGCCCGGCCGTGAAGTCGTGGAAGGACCCGTCACCGTCGATGGTGGGTTCGGCCACCATGTCGGTACGCACGGGGGCGTGGCGGTCCGCGAGGATGCTGTGCGTGTCCGCGAGCTCCAGGACACCGTCGCTGGTGGCGTCGATCGCGTCCGCGACACCGTCCCATTCGCCCTGCACAATGTGGCGCTGCGCGGAGTAGGTGGCGCGGGTGTACGCCCGCTCTGGCCGGGCGCCCTCCAGGTGGAACATCGACCGCCGTTGGTACTCCGGGCCGGTGTTGTCCGACCACTCAGGGCCCTGCATCGACACAGCGGCGATGTCGGACCCGTACCGCTGCGTGAAGATGTACCCGGCGCCTTGGGCGTCGTCAGGGTCAATGGCATCAGGGGCCGTGATCCGGATCCTGGAGTAGTCCGTCAGAGACTCGATCTCCACTTCCGAGCCGCTTCCGGAGCGAGCAGACAGCCGGGTGCTGTCCGTGAGGGCCGACAGTGACACCACGGGGCTGGTCGTCGGATCGGACACGTCGGAGTACATGACGAGCTGGCTGATGCCCGACGCTGCGATCATCGCTCCGACGGGTGTGGTGGCGCTCGTCTCGTCTGCCCACACGGAGAATTCGGCTTGGGTGTCGGTGGCGGCGAGCTGTGCGCGGGCGTCGCTGGCGGAGGTGGCGCGAACGCGCACGACCCCTGACGCGTCCTCGATGACGCCGATGTTTCCTGTGCCGGAGTCGATGGTCATGCGGGAGCCGGTGATTTCGGAGCCGGTGATGTCGCCGGAGAAGAGGGCGTTGCCCGCGCTGTCGACAGCGAACACGAGCGCGTCGGACGCGTCGTAGCCCTTCAACCCGGTGGGGTCGAGTTCGACGCGTGCCCCGCCGGGGGTGCCCGCGATGATGCGGGTGCCGAGCACGAGGTCCGCTTCGAGCTTGGAGGCGGTCACAGCGGCAGCCTGGATGTGTCCGGCTTCGATGGCTTCGGCGGCGATCTTGAGCGCCGTCACTGCCTCCGCCTGGAGCTTCGGAGTGGAGATCGCATCGTCCGCGATCTCCGTTTCCGTGATGGACCCGGGCGCGATGTCCGTGACCGCGTCCGGTACACCCGAAGCCTGTGCGGACGCCGTCCCCGACACGCCCCCGGTACCGACCGGGACCAGGATCACGTAATAGGTGGTGCCGACGGTCAGTGGGGTGATGGGCACGGACCCGCCGGCGCGGGGGATCGACACCTGGAAGGTGGTCGCGTCCGGGATGAACCCGTCGACCGTGCTGACGTGCACGTTGACGTGGTCGAAGTCCGCGGGAAGCGCCAACTCGGTGTCCGCGAGCGTGCCGTCCCAGGCGACCACCAGGCCCGACGCCATCGCCGTCACCGTCGGGGTGGACGGCGCCGGGGGAGGGTCGCCGCCCTCCACGGTCGTGGTGACAGTCCCATCGGGCTGGTACCCGAACCGCATCCGGGTCGCACCCGTGTCGTCGCGGACCTCCAGCGCCTGCCCCTCCTCCAGGGAGGAGTGGGCGAGCTGTGGGGCGCGCTGGGCACGGCGCAGCGCGGCGATCTCCTTGCGCTGCGACGCCAGCTCCCGCGCGAACTCATCCAGGACCGCGCGGGTCTGCGGGTCCAGCTTCATCCGGTACCTCCGTAGACGAATCGGTCCGACCGGGAACAGCGCACGGTGACGTCGCCGGTGTCAGGGGAGTGGGTGAACCCGGTGATGCGCACCCACAGGGACGTTGGCTGCCAACCCCTTCGGGTGTGGACGAGCACGTCGTCACCGACGTCGAACGAGCCGACGCGGGCGTTGGGGTGGTCGCGGATCGTGAACCCTGCGATGTCGACGAGCTCCACGGAGCGGCGGAGTTCGTCGCCCGCTTCGGCCTTGAGCGCGGCGGCGTTCGTGATCTCGGCGCGGTCGATCGGCTTTGCCCTGCGCAGTCGGGTGGGGTCGCGGCGGGACACCGACTGACGGAGCTTCTTCGAGCCTTCGCCTGCGCCGAGCCCGTACACGGAGTTGTAGTAGTCGTGGCCGGATCGGGTGATGGGGACGAGGTCGTCGATGTTCTCGCCCTCGCGGAACACCAGCCCGGTTTGGCGACGGCCGAGGCGCGGGTACCCGAACTGCAACTCGCGGACGACGGCTTCCTTGGTGGTGTCGGCCCACCGGTAGGTCTCGCGGTAGTCGAACGCCGCCTGCCTGGCCAACTCGTCGATGGTGCGGCCGACTTCCAGGCCGTCCCACCAGGCCAACTGGTACTTCCAGTACGTGGATTTGCCCGATGCGGGGATGGGTGGGCGGTCCTTCTTCGGGTTCCAGATCTTGTCGATCGGGATGGGTGTGGAGTGCACCGCCTTGGGGTCGTCACCGAGGCTGCCATCCGCGTCCAGGGCGCGGGCGTTGTACCACTCACCCACCCGGTACGGGGTGCTAGTGGACGCGTAGGTCACCCCGAGGTCCCCGTCAGGCTGGGCTTGGAGGTGGTCCCACAGGGCCCGCACTACATCCAGCGGGTCCACGCCGTTTCCGGTGGCCCCTTCGGTTTTCCCGCCCCACGTGAGGGTTTCCGTGAGCGGTTGGCCGCCCGGGTAGCGGGTGAACCCGTCGATGGTGAGTGCCAAGTTGGAGCCGACGATCTTGGCGTCGGTGACCAGGCCACCGCCACGCAGTTGGTTGGAGGCTTCCGCGAAGATCCAGGTGCCCCACTCCGCGAGGAGCAGGTCGCCGTCGTCAGCGAGCAGATCCGTGTACTCCGGGTCGATGGTCGCGGTGATCTTGTACGGACCCGACAGGGCAGGCGACACCGACACGTCCGACAGCGGCAGGTCGCGGTGTAGCCACTCACCCGACGTGGCGCGCTGTGCGTAGTACCGCCACATCACGACGCCCCAGAAACCGGGACCTCGTTGAACATGAGCCGTACCCCGGCGTGCATGTAGTCGTCGGCTCGCAACCGTCCGCCCACCGTGTCACCGGACACCTGCATGCGCAGCTCAGCGGTCACACCCCGCAACTCCGAGGGGATGTCCACGTCATCGAGCACCGACATGTGCACCCGGTAGCCGTTGGTGTCGGAGAGTTCGTTGTGGTTGTACGCCCCGGTGGTTGTGAGGATTTCGTCGGTGCCCGCCTTCAAACTGATGCGGGTTTCACCCCGGGCGTCGGTAGACCCGGACCCGGAGTAGTCGGAGGGGAAGTAGCCCGCGTTCGCCCACGTGGCGTCCACCTGGACCTGTGTGGCCCACTCGGGAATGTCCACGGTCCAGGTCAGGTCGGGCCAGTTTTCCCAGTTCGGTGTCTGGATGTTGCCCGCGTAGTCGATCGGGTCAAAACCCTGCTGGGTGCGGATGACGTACTCGGTGCGGGGCTGGAGCATCGTGCGCAGGTCCGTGATCATGTCCTGCGTGATCGTGGCCGTGGACACGGGGATGTCGATCCGGGCCAGCGCCACGCCAGTCGTGCCCGAGGGCACCTCGGTGGTGTCGGAGGCGACGCCCTCGATGATGCGGAAGTAGTAGATCTTGTCCGTGGCCGGGTCGTGCACCCACGGGGTGCCGTCGATGCCGGGGTCTTCGGTGCGCAGGATGAGCAGGTCGGAGCGTCCCCCGCCGCCGTCCGTCGCGGTGACCGGGACTTCTTCCTCACCGACGTTGTGGGCGTAGTACGAGCCCTGAAACACGGCCTCCTGCCCGTACATGACCGCAGCCCCGGCCGCGACGCGCACCGACGTGCCCGGCACCGCAAGCTCCTGCACTTCGAGGTCGGCGGGGTCGACGATGCCGTTCCCGGAACGGGTCGCGGAGGTCAGCATCAGCCGGGCGATCTGGGGTGAGGATCCGGCGCCTTCGACCGCCCACGAGTCAACCTGCAAAGTCACGGGGACCTCCTACGGGGTCGAGTAGGCGTGTCGGTGCCGGACCGTGCATGAGGATGTGCCGGTCAGGTCCGTGCCGGAGAAGTGGATGACCGTCTGGCCGGGCGGGAGTCGGAGGTCTTCGAGGCGGGACCCGCGTGCTTTGCCTGCGAGTGACGCCCCGTCGGAGCGGGTGATGGACCGGGACCACGGGCGCGGATCGAGCGTCACGGACTGGCCGTCAGCGATGGTGTCGACCAGGCGGATGCTGATGTTGGTGCCGACCAGCGCCACCTGCGGGTTCGTGATCGGACCGCTGATGGTGATGAGCGGCCACGCATCCATGTCGCCCGCGTTGTAGGCCGCGTCCTGGCGTTCACCCCCAGCAGCCCACGTGATCGGCCACGACGCGATGGGCCAGGTGATACCGCCGTCCCCCGTGGTGACCAACGACAGGGTGACCGTGGACTCTTCGTCGGAGAGGTAGTTGGTGTGCATGGCGTCGAACGTGGCGATAGCGCCCACCGCGCCGTCAGGCAGGCCCCGCAGCCCCGTTGGTGAGAACTTGCGTGGCCGCCCGTACACGCGCACGGTGTCCCGGTCCGCGACGCGGATCCGCAACGGGACGACCGTGCGCGGGGTGTACCGGAGGTCGTGCTGGCGCCACAGCGACTCCAGCGACCGCCACGCCGCCTGCGCGGTGGCGGCGTCCGCCTGGTCAGTGAACACCGTCAGGGACAGGGTGCGTCCGCCGTGGTAGTCGTAGCCGGGCACGACGCCCTCGCCGCCCGCCACGTCCACATCGCCAAGGCGGGCGCCCACGTCCCCGAGATCGAAGTCATCGACCGCGACCGCCTGGCCGCGGCCGATGACCAGCCCACCCAAATCCCACTGGTCTTCGGCCAGATCAGCCATACAGCCCTCCATAGTCGACGGCCCGAAGGGTGTGGGTGAGAGCACCCATGGCCTCGCGCATGGTGGCTTGGGAGTCGTGGAGGTGCTGGTGGTACTCGCCCACCAGCGGCGCCGACGCACCGTCGCCGCCTTGCGCTGCGGCCTGTCCGGCGACGGACAGCATGCGCGCCGACTCTTGGTTGGAGTAGATGCGCGCCGGGTCGTCGAACCGGGCCAGCTCGGGGCCCTCCTCGCCGACCACAGTCCACCCGGACGCCAACCCGCCGCCCGCCAACCCCATGATCTGGCGGAGGTTGCGGACCTGCGGGTCCATGCCGGACCGCTGGTCCTCCTCACGGTCCTGGGCCATGATGTCCGCGATGGACACCCGGCCTCCGGTCGCGAAACCGGCCAACCCCCAGTTGGGTCGGAAGATCGTCCCGCCCGAGTAGCCGCCGCCCGCGGTGACGTTGTTGGACTGGTTGCCGCCGACCCGCCGTGACCCGCCGGGGCTGGTGACGAGGTTGACGTGCCGGGTGCCGTACACCGCCACGTCACCGGGCATCGGGTTGTTGGTGGTGGACATCCCTGACCCGTAGTAGTCGCCCGTCCACGCGGTACGTGACGCGCCACCGAGCGCTGACGACGCTCCGACCTGCGAGAACAACCAGCTGATGAACATCGCGCACCACGGCGCGCCGTTCATCCCGTACCAGGACGTGATCGCGTTCTGGTTCGACCCGGAAGGAATCTCCGGGAACCGCCCGATGCTGGCCTCAGCGAGACCCACCACACCCATCGGACCCGCCACAGCGCTGGCCCACTGCTCAGCCATGTCATCGCCGACACGGCCGATCAGCGACGCAACGAGACGGTTGTACTCCTCACGGACGTCGTCCTGGTGGTCGTGGATGACATCCCACGGCTGGGTGCCCTGCCCCCGGGTGACCCGGCCGCCTGTGGCGAACCCCGGCAGAGCCTCGCGGGGGATAGCGCGGTGCCTCAGCGCCTCGAAAAGGCCCGCCCCGTAGTAGTCCACGGACGCGGTGGGCTCAACGAACTCGCCATCACTGAGGAGCGCGGGGATGCTGTCCGACGTGGCCGTACCCGGGCCGGATACCGGACCGCCCGTGGCGAACCCCGACCACGGGCCCGTGCCCTGCCGTGCCTGCCCCTCCGTCGTGGACGCCGGCGCCCACGTGCCACTGGCCGCAATCCGGATCTCGGTCTCGACCTCGGACGGGATACCGAGGTACTCGTCCGCGAGATCCTCAGCGGCGCCTTCGGTCAACCCCATCTGACGGGCGACCCGCACGAACTCCGCGCGGCCCTCCCGCTGTGCTTCGATCTGCTCGTACACCGCTTGTTCGTCGTCGGCTCGCGCGACCGTCAGATCGTTCGTGCGGTTGCGGATCTCCTCAAGCGCGTCACGGTTCGCCCGACCCGCCTCGGTGTTGTCGTCGAGGGTTGCTCCGTTGGTCGCGACAGACTCGGTGGCACGGTCCACGGCCTCCTGGAAATCAGCCTCGGCGCCCGCGACCGTGACCGCGCCACCGGTCAACTCATCCAGCGCGGTCTTCAGGTCACGGGCCTGGAACGCGCCCTCGGCCATGGCCCCGTTGAGGCCGATCTGATGCTCAGTGGCGACGCCCGTCTCCACACCAAGAGCCAACATGGCCGCCTGGGTGTCGTTGTACAGGCCCACACCCTCAGTGATGACACCGTTCTGGCCTTCGAGGATGCCCCGGAGCCTGTCAGCCTGGTGGGCCTGCAAGGCCGTTTGCTCTTCGACGGCGGTGCCGCCCGCAGCGGCGTCCACGAGCTTGTCGCTGTACTCGTCGAGGGTCCCGTTGACCTGTCGGCGCGCCTGCGCGTTACCGAGCAGTGCGTCGGTGACCAGCCCGAGGTCGAGTCCGAGTTCGCGGGCGAGTTCGACCGCGCCTTCCTCGGCCAGGTTGTTCGCGAGCTGTTCGCGGGTGTTGTCGGCGAGGACCCCACCGTCAGCTTCGAGGGCGTCCCGGAACTCGCGCGAAGCGGCCGTGGCCTCGTTCTTCTTCGCGATCCAGGCACCAAGGCCGACGGTGGCGGCGGCGAGGGCAAGACCCCATGGGCCGCCGAGGGCCCCGGACACGCCGGACAGGGCGCCCCGGAACCCGGAGGCGCTGGTGGTGGCGCTGCGGAAGTTGGAGCCGACCTCCTGAATGCGGGCCGGGAGTTCACGCAGGGGCTGGATCAACCCGGTGTTGGTGCGCCCGAGGAGCTGGAAGGCGATCTGTGCGGTCTTCGCCGCGACAGCCGCCTGGAGGAGCCATGGTGCGGTCTCGGCGACCGCGCTGATGGCGCCCGCGAGGATGGTTAGGCCCTGTGCGTAGACAGTGCCGAGCGGACCAAGGGCCACGCCGACGTCGATGGCGGTTTCGGCGATCTGACCGAAGAACCCCAGGAACACGGGCCCGTTCTCGATGGTCCACTCGATGAAGTCGGTGAACCCCGCCGAGTCGTTGCCCCACGCGGCGAACCGTGCGGACATGTCCTCCAGGCCGGGGGCGACCTCGTTCCACAGGGGTTCCATGGACACGGCGAACCCGGCCACCCCGGTGGCGAGGTTGCCGAGGGTGCGGCCGAAGGTGAGCGTGGTCGGGGTGGCCTGACGGTCCAAGAAGCTGAAGAAGTTGGACCAGCGTTCCCCATCGAGGCCGTTGCGGGCCTCCACGCCCAACGTGCCCAGGGCGGTTGCGGTGCGGTGCGTGACCGGGATGAGCTTGGACAAGCCGACGTTCGCGACGTCCACACCACGCGCCGCAGCGACCAGCACAGGCCCGTCCGTCGCGGACCGGAACTGGTTCCACGACGCAGTGAGACCACCCAAGGAGTCGCGGAACATCTCCTGCTGCGCGGAGAGGTCGCCGGTCGCTTCGGTGGCGTCCTTGATCGCAGGGACAGCCGCCAACGCGAACGCACCAGCACCAGCCGCGGCCACGATGAACCCGGACGCGACAGCACCCAAACCGCCCGCGAGCGCACCCACAGCGGGAATGAGCGGCGGGATCAGCGTGGTGAGCGCGGCAACGCCAGCAGGGGACACGTCCGTGAACGGGCGCTGCCCGCCGCCGGAACCGCTGCCTCCGCTGGTGGGCGCCCGGGGCGTCGCGGGCGCAACGGGCCCGCTGCCGGAGGTGGCGACCTTCATGTTGATGGTGCGGCCGTCGAGGCGGTCCGCGGCCTTGTCCACCGCCACGAGCCCCGACAGCGCGGACTTGGTGTCAGCGGTGACGCGGATGCGCGGGTGACGGCGCCCGAGCGTGTCCAGCTCCCGCTTGAAGAAGCTGAGCTCGGACCGGGCTGCCTTGGTGTCGATGCCGACGGGCACGTCCAGGCCCTTGTCGGCGTGCGCCTTCAGCTCCGCGCGCAGCCGCGGCCCGAACTTCTTCAGGTCGGGGAGGACGTCGACCCACACTGATCCGGCGTCGGGCATCCGGCACCCCCTACTCGCTGGTTGGTGGTGTCTTCACGAGCGTCAGGTGCCGTTTGGGTGGCGCGAACCGCTCCAGGTAGGCCTGTTTGCGCGGGTCGGGGCGGCGCGCCTGAGACTGCTGCTGATCGCCCTTGGCTGTGGGTATCGGGTACGGGTTGACGTCGGGCGGGTTGTGTTGGAGCCGCCCGCCCACCCACGCGACCCGCAGCAGCGACTGCAAGCGGGTGTCGATGACCGCCAACTGTGTGTTGGTCTCGTCCCACGGCCGGTCGGCGTCCATGCCGTTGACGGCGGCCCGTGTGCGCGGCATGCGCGCCATGTCGTGGATGACGAGCAGCGCCAGGCGCCGGAAGCTGATGTGCCCCCGGTAGAAGTCGACGATGTCGTGGCCCCGGTCGAGTAGGTCTAGCTCCACCTCACGTGCGTGATGCTCTAGGACGTGGAGGAGCTGCCGTCTTCCCCCCGGGTCAAACCGGCCTTGTCGTCGAAGTAGCGGATGATGCGGCCGACCGCGCGGGCGGGCGAGTTCAGGAACGCGTCCAACTGTTCGGGGTCTTCGAGGGCGCCGCGCGCCCACCCGACGATGTCAGCGCGGGCGAACGACACGTCAGCCTTGAACGACCACTCCGCGGGCGCCTTGAACACGAACACCGTCCCGTCGCCCATGACGAACGGGACCGGTTCCTCCATCGCTTCGTTGATCTGCGACGCCTGGTTGTCGGGCAGGTCAGCGACGGACACCGCGCCAGCGGGCGGGGCGGGCTTCTTCACCGCGGGCTTACGCGCCGGGGTGGGCTTACGGGCAGCAGTCATGATGGTTCTCCTCGCAGGTCACGCAGGCCTAGCGCAGGTCAGGTAGAAAGCGGCCGGGGTGGACCTGCGCGTACACCCCGACCGCCGCTCATCAGGCGGTGATCGTCACCTCAACGGTGTCGGTCACACCCCGGTACATCGCGGTGATGTTCGCGGTGCCGGCGGACACACCCGTCACTTCACCGAGGGCGTCGACGGTCGCGATCAGCGGCGCGTCGGTGTCCCACTCAGCGGTCGCGGACACGTCCTCGTTGCTCTCGTTGTAGAACGTGGCGGTCGCGGTGAGCTGCGTGGTCGCGGACACGGCAGCGGTCAGGGTGCCGGTGACAGCCATGGTCTCCACGGGCAGCCACATGCCGTCGGACAGGAAGTAGCGGTCGAACATGAGCCCGTCGCTGGCTTCGTACACCGTCCACGTCAGCGGCGAACCAGTGACGTTCTCAGCGTTCTTCGTGCGCTCCGCCCGCGAGGTGATCTCCGCGATCGCCGCGACGGTCCGCTCGTGGTTGGTGCCATCGAAGGTGTCCACCGCGAGCATGTAACGCCGGGGGCCCGTGGGCCGGTACTTCGGGTAGTGGAGGATGCCACCGGCCAGCTCCTCCATGTCGGCGAGGTCCACACCGTCGTAGAGGGCCTGCGTGTACGGGTTCATCTCCCACATGGGGGTGGTGAAGGTCTTCGTCACCGAGATGATGTCGGTGCGCACCGGGCTCTTGTAGCCCAGGGGGCGCTTCTCGTTGCGCTCTTCCTCGTAGGCTTCGACGAGCCCGGACGGGTCGCACGCTCCGAGGTCCCACCACTCGGCACCGAATGCGTCCAGTCCGGTGGGCAGGGTGGATCCGAGCGGCGCGACGTACACCTTGCCGCCGTCGGTTCCGTATGCGCGGATGGCATCGACGTTGTCAGCCATGTCCCCTCCTGGGGTTCAGCCCTGGCGTGGGCATGGGAAAACCCCGGCACCGTGGGGTGTCCGGGGTGTGTGGTGTGCCGGGTCAGCCGACCCGGAAGGGGCGCAGGTACAGCTCGCCTGTGAAGGCGCGGGCGAGCACGCCTGTGTTCTTGTCAGCGAACGGCGTAGGTGACGTCTGGCGTCGGATGCACCCGACGGTGGCGGGCCCGCCCGGCGTGTACTCCGTGGCCGGGAGGGTGATGGTCTGCCCGGACATGGTCGCGAAGTGCGCGGCGACGAACCCCGCGAGGTCGTCTACGGCGGGCACGCCGGCGTCCTCATCGACGCGGATGATGCCTTGCATGCGGGCGATGTCGTGCACCCTGCGGTCTGCGGGCGGTGACGGCAGCCGGATGAACTGCACCATGGGCAGCAGCCCCGTGAACTCCTCGGGCACGGGCAGTTCGGAGCACACGTACACGCCTACGGGTTCGAGGAGTGGGCGGTGCCACGTCACGGAGACGAGTTCAGCGGCCGGGTACAGCACCAGCGGGAACGGCTGCACAGCCACCCCCTAGGTGCGTGGCTTGGGCCGCCAGGATGAGGGGGGCGCCTTCGAGTTCAGGTAGTCCGCGACCTTCTGCTTGTCCTCTTCGGGCACCTTCGGCGCGCTGGTGTCCACCAACCTGACCTCGCGGGCGGGGATGGTGACGTTGATCGCGGACGGGTAGCCGGGTGCGGCGACGATGCGCACACCCGACTCGTCCACGGGGCAGGGCAGAGGCTTGCCGTCCACGAGGATGCGCAGGCTGTCGCCGTATCGTTCGACCTCGATCAGTGGGAGATCACCCATCGGCGGGCTTGCGGGCGGGCAGCTTCGTCTCCTGCTTGGGCGGCTCCTGCTTGGCCTTCGCGGGGACCTTGCCGCCGCCGAGCTTGACGACCTCCTCGGGGGAGGGCTTGACGACCTTGCCCTTGCCGTCCGCGACCAGAGCGCGGGCTTCTTCGCTGGACACGTACACAGTTTCGCCCTGGACGCGCTTGGTGCCGTCCTTGGCCTTGTGCGGGTAGCCGATCTTCACGTGCGGCACAGTGTCTCCTAGGTGTGTGTGGTGCCGCGCGCCGCGAGTTCGAGCGCTTCGGCGAGATTGTGGGTCGGGGCCGTCCCGGGGTGATCGACCTTGCCGACGGGGTGTGCGGCGCCCGGCCAGTAGAGCGCCTTCTTGTTGCGGGGCCGGATCTCGTGCGGGCGGGTGCCGTACTCGATCCACGCGCTCTTGTGGTCGCGGGCGATCACCCGCCACCCATGCGGCTCCAAAGACTCTGTGTCGATCGAGGACACGTAATCGCCGGTGTCGATCGGTCCACGCCCGCGCGCCATCGCCTGGACACGGCGGGCCCGATCATGGATGTCGTCATCCACCGGACCCCACGACCCCAACCGGTTGATGGTGGCCTGGTTCAGCACGACCTTGCCCACGTCACCCCTCGATCCAGTCCGCCTTGAGGATCATGTGGCCCAGCCCGCCCACATCCGGGAGGGTGAAAGGGTCACCGTTGACCTGCCAGACCACACCAGCGATCTCCAGCGCGTCCGTGGCCAGCACGTCCACACCGGGTTCGAGGTACACGGCGATGGACTTGGAGCGCTGCTCACGGCCGCCCCGGCGCTCCTCCTTGGTCGCCAGAGAGGCCCCGAGGGTCGCACTGTCGGGCTGCACACACGCAGGGAAAGGCCCGGTGCGCACAGCGTTCGCCCAGTCCTTCGTCGACCTGGAGCGGTTCCCATACGCGTCAATGACCACCGGGGCACGCAGTACGTACACCTCATCGGTCGTGAACGGGAGCGCCATCAGCACACCACCACATGCGCGGGAACCAGGCCGGCCACACGCAGGATGTCCACGGCGGCCGGCGCGTACCGGTCACGGATGACACGCCCCGACGACGGGTCAGCGGCATAGCTGACACTGACCTTGTCGACCTTCACCTGTGTCTTCTGTGCGTCCTCAGCGGTCTGGCTGTGCCCCGACGGGTTCCACGCGGCTTGCGCGCACGTGGCCTCCTGGAGCGCCAGGGCGACATCCGCGTCGGTGGGCTGGTCGTCCTCATCGACGTCGTACACCGCGCCGACGAGCAGGGTGTCCACGTCGAGGGAGGCGTCCCGTAGCGCACGGGTGGCGTTCGCGGGCGGGTCATCCAACCCCAACCACGCCGCCAACTGCACGTCGGTCGCGTACACCGGAGAAGCCACGGGACACCCCCTCTCTTACTCAGCGATCGTGATGACGCCGCGGTCCGCGAGTGCGGGCAGCAGCACCGTGTTGATGTAGGTGACCAGTGCGGCGGCGTCGACCGCGGTGGTCTCCGCGATCTCGGGCGCTTCTCCGGCCATCAGGCCGTCCGTGAGGCTGTCTCGGACGACGCCCGTGAAGGCACCTGCGACGTGGCTCATGACTCCTGCTCCTTGTCTGCGAGCTCCTGGAGCTCCGTCTTGGTGAGGTCGCCAGCTTCGGCTTCGGACAGGTCGGTGGTGGCCACGGTGTAGGCCACCCACGTGTCCTTGTTGTCCGCGGCCTTGGGCTTGACCGGGCCGTCTTGCTCGGGCACCCGCTCCTCGCTGGCCGCGGTCTCGTTGATCGGGGTGAGGGTGTAGCCGCGGCGGCGCATGTACGCCACCGCAGCACCGTGCGTGTCGCTGTCGACGACCGCACGGCCCTTGTAGAACTTCACCCCGCCCACGTCGCCGTTGTAGTCCCCCACGGGGGACGTCACGTCATAGCGGGTCATTGAGGTCACCCACTCACGCGCACGTTGCGGAGCACACCGCAGGAGCGGGTGTTGCGCAGCACCACCGCGGCGGGGCCGATCTCCAGCTCACCGGACTTGACGGCGCCGGGCTGCGACCAGTCCGGCATGAACGTCTCCAGCAGCGGGGTCGACGCCATCGACGCGCCGTGGAACGCGTCCATGCCGAAGGACACCGCGTACAGGTCGGTCATGCCGGCCAGGGACGCGCCGCCGCCACCGCCGTCGGTGTCACGGGACTCGATGGGGATGATCGGCCCGGACCCGTCCACGGTGTCACCGATGTCCTGGAGCACCCACGCCCCGTACATCGACACCTGACGTCCCAGCGCGTCCTTCGTCTCGGTGTACATGCCCGCCCACCGGGCCAGCGCACGCAGCCGGGTGATGGACCGGGTGTTGCCCAGGATCGCCTTCACCCCGGGCGGAAGCGCGCCCGCCGAACCCTGGTCGCCGCCACCCGTGGTGGAGGGCACGATGCGGGACAGGAAGTCATCGACGATGTCGAGCTGTGCGAGCGCGAGCGCCTGCGTGTTCACCACAGACCCGCGCCAGTCCAGGTGACCGGACGACACGTCGTTGTCGATGGGCAGGTACTCGGTGGACTCACCCGTGAGCGACTTGTCGAGGCCGTCGAACCCGAGCGCGTTCACGCCCGTGTCGCCGTGGATCAGCTCGGACTGGAACGCGATCGTCGCGCCCGTGATGAGCTGCTGGAGCTGGAACACCATCTCGTTGGTGGCCTGCGGGCCGAGGTTGCGGAGCTTGCGGTCCAGGGTGAACGCGCCGCCGAACGGCTTGAGGTTCACCGTGAACTGCTGGCGGGCGGCCTTCTGTGCCGGGTACTCGGTGTTGAAGTCACGGAACCCGGCGCTGCGGGTCTCGGTGAGCCGCGTGTACCCGTAGATGAGGGTGTCGCCACCCGCACCGGGGGTGGCTGCGTCGTCGAAGACCATCTGGTCCCACAGCCACGAGTAGCGGCGGAGGTTGTCGATGACGGCGTGGTCGATGTCGGCGCGGGCGTTGACCTGCGCCTGTGCCAGAGTGACCGGCATGTTGTGTCTCCTGTTGGGCTAGTCGCCGCCGACGCCGTAGTGGCTTCGTGCGGCGGCGTGTAGTGAGTTGGTGCGTTTGCGCTGCTCACCAGGCCCGCTGGAGAAGTCCGCGCTGGAAGAGGTGGCCACCTGGGCCGCCTTGTACTTGGGGTTGGAGTCGACCGTGGCTCTCACCAGGTCGCTCACGGCTTCGGAGAAGCCGGAGTCTGTGGGGTCGAGGCCGGCGAGCTTGTTGGCGAAGCTGCGGCTGTCGAGCAACGTGTCGACGTCGGCGCCGTGCTCACGGGCCGCCTTCTCAGCGGCACGCTCGACTCGCATGGTGCGGAGTTCGGCCTGTGTGGCGTCGCGTTCCTTCGCGGTCTCGGTGAGCTGAGCGGTGAGCTTCTCCGGGTCCGGCGGAGCGTCGTCGTCCTTGAGCCCGAGGGCCTTCGCGATGGCGTCCATCTGCGCCTGCTGGCGCTGCTCAGCGGCAGTGCGCGCCTCTACCGCTTCCTTGGCCTTGACCCGGTTCTCTGCGTTCTCCTCGCGGAGCTTCTTGACGTAGGCCTCGTTGAAGGTCTTGGGCTCCTGGCCCTTGTCCTCTGCGGCCTTGTCGACGCGGGGCGCCTCAGGCTTCGGGGCCTCGGTGGTGGTCGGGGTGGTGTCGGCGGCTTCGGGCGCCTGGCCCTCGGGCTGCTCAGACATGTGGGTCTCCTGGCATGCGAAAGGGCCACCGCCCGGGTGGCCCTTGTGCTGGGTGGGTGTGGTTACTCGTCCCGCTCAGGCGGGGAGTCCTCTTCGGGTGCGTCGTCGGGAGGGGCGTCGTCCTGGCCATTCACCAGACCCGCACCGGCGCGGATGTCCACAGGCGGGTTCTCGTCCTTGAGGCGCTTGACCTCCTTGGCGATCTGCTCGTCGTCCCAGTCCTTGTGGGCCATGCGCACCTTCGTCTCATCCGAGAGGGCACGCGCGGAGTCGAGCATCTGGATGGTGCGGGCGGTCGCCTCCGGGGCGTCCTGCACACCGTCCGGCCACTCGATCGTGGGGCGTTGCGGCACCACACCCTTGGTGCGGAAGTTCGCGGCGTCCATCTCCAGAACCGTCTCGGAGAAACTGGCCAGCTCCGGGGTGATGTAGCCGATCTTGCGGCCACGAGTCGAGAACGACCTGCGCTCCCGGTGCTGCACCTCCGTCGCGGTGATGGCCAAATCGCCGGACTCTCCGAAGGTCTGAGCGGAGTAACCGCCGCCGCGCACGATCTGCTCAGTGAACGCGGTCGCCGCCGCGATGTGCTCGTCCACACGGATCGCGAACTGAACCTGCTCGATCATGTCGGTGAACTTGTCACCCGCGCCCTGCAAACCCTTGACCGGGGTGAATGCCTTGCGTTCGGACGCGAACGACGACGCCTGGCCACGACCATGCACGTCGAGGAAGCTGTCGGGGATGATCAACCGGGCTTTGCCGAGGTCGATGTCTCTGATCAGCGACGACCACGTTTCATCCAAGGCGTCCATGAGGTGCTCGACACCGGAGTAGTCGGACCGGCCGAGTGGTGTGCCGCGGATGCGCCTGTGCGGGCGCATGTTCGGGATGTACACCACGGCCAACCGCTTGGCTCCGGTTGGGATGCCACCCTGGCCGTTGACCGCGAAGCCCTTGGTCTCTTCCCGATCAGCGAGCGGCAGTTTCCTGCCGAGCGCGTCCCGCGACCCTTCGTAGAGCCCGTGGTAGACCACGCCGGGTTCGTGGCGTTCCAGGTGGCGGACGACGCTGTTGTCGTCGCGTTCCTCCAGCACCTTCCACAGGGTGACGGCGACCAGGCGTCCGGACCGCCACTCGGGTGCTGCACAGTCCGGTGCGATGGCGTCCACGAGCGGGTGGTCGGCGACCTGCTTGTCCCATGAGGCTCGCAGGAACACACCACCGTAGGCGGATGCGATCTCGCCGGCTTCGAGGAGGGCGGCGTGCATGCCGCCTTCGGTCATCAGCCAGTCGAGACGGTCCTGCGTGGGCTTGTTCTCGCCCTGCTCGTCCACGGCGAGCGTGGGCGCTTCACCGAACAGCAGGTCAGCGCTCGTGGAGGAGATGTCGGAGGCGAGCGGGACGTGCAACCGGTCGGGGAGCTGGTCGGGGTCGGGTGGTGCTCCCCAGAACCAGCGGGCCACGGTGCCGACGACGCCGCCGCGGTACTGGGAGGGGCGGGGTTGGGGTGAGAGCCGGTTGTGGTTGCCGGTGCCGCCGTAGTACGCGGACAGCTGGTCGGGGTCGCCTGAGTACCAGGCCCCCCATGCGTCGTAGAGCGCGCGGGGCTTCTCGGTACTGGCTGGCGGCCAGGGCTCGGAGGAGTCAGGGAGCGGCACCACACACCCCCGTTTCACTGGCTGTAGTCATGGAGCCCGGGGATTTCGGGAGTGTGGTCACGTGGTGTTACTCGCCGCTGTGCTTGCTGGTGTCGATCACGCATCCACCCGTCGGCACGTTGAGCGGCCCGCGGATGATGCCGCCTCGCGCGAATTTATGGGTCAGCGTCGCGCTCTCCAGCGCTTCGACGCGCTCTTCGAGGGTGAGGTCTTCGTTCGCGTCGCTCATGCTGCCAACTCCAAGGGGTTCGGTAGGGCTGTGCGCCACAGCGCCTCAGTCGTCGCAAGGGCGTACCGGGAAGCATCCATACTGTGGTCGGCGACCTTCACGGGCTCGTCCTTGCCCTTCTCCGTCGCCTTGTCATCCCACGAGTAGCCCGACACCTCGGAGATGAACCCGCGGCACCGGTCCGCGACCACCAACTGTCCTTCGGCAAGAAGCGTCGCCGTCATCCCGATGCCGTGCGACACGTCGTTGTTCGCCGGTGAGGTTGCAAGGCCGTCCTGGTGCAACTGCAATCGGAACGACGCGGCGGACGGGTCAGCGACCACGTACTCCGGCTGCAACACCTGGCTGGGCAGGTGCGCCATCGACAGCCACGACCTGACCTTCCCCGACAGTTGCCCATCTGTGAGCCTTGGTGCACCCGAACGCGGGTCGTGCCGCCACTCATCCACGAGCACCAACCGGGACCGGTCCTTGCCGCGGCCGTCGGTCTCGTCGGACAGCCCGAGCAGCAGCACGCTCGTGGCGTTCGTCGTGCCGTAGTCGATCCCAGCCGCGATGAGCCGTTGCATGGGCGGGAGCGTGTCCCAGCCGATGACGTGCTTGTCGGGGTCCCACATCGGATAGACGGCACCCTCAGCAGCAACCCAGTCCCCGAGGATGAACCGGCGGAACCAGAGCCCGGTGAACTCGATGCGCTTACGCGCCTTGTAGTCCTCGCTGAGCGCGGGGTTGTCGTCCATAGTGAAGCGCCAGTACCGCCAGTGCGGCAATTTGTGGAGCTTGTCGAGGAACTTCACCTTCAACCAGTGCGACGGGCTGTCCGGGTTCGTCGTCCCGAACAGCTTCGCGCCCTCGATCGACATGCGCCCAAGGAGCTGAGTGAAGAAGTCCTCCGGCAGCACCGTCAGCTCATCGCAGTACGCGCCGGCCACCGTCATACCGCGAATGACCTTCTCAGCCTTCGCATCCGAAGCGCCGATCACGTGGACCTTCCGCCCGAGGATCGTCCCTGTCGGCGCCCCCGTCGTGTACGAAACCATGCCCGCGAACTCACCGAACAGCGCCGGGTCCTGCAACGGGCCCATGACGTTACGGCCGATGGCTTCACGGGTCCGCCCGATCATGACGAGCTCGCCGCCGTGCGGGGCGTCAGCGACGTAGATCAACCAGCGGAGCAGGGACGCGATGGTCTTTCCGGAGCGGATGGCGCCGTCCCAGATGTTGACGGACGCCTCACTCGTCGCTACCGACTCGACCTGCTTGCGGCTCAGCGGGAGGGCCTCCAGCACTCTCTGCCTCCCACGCCTGCTTCACCGTCGCGAACAGGTTCCCGAGCATGGACTTCGCGCCATCAGCGGAACCAGCGGCGTCGACCTTCTCCAACTCGGTGTGCGCCCGCACAGCCGTCTGCACAGAGGAGAGGATCGCCCGCTTGTCAGCGAACGGCGGCTCTTCAACCTCAGCGGTGTGCCAGTCGCCCTCACGGCCACCGAACGCGCCGATGGTCGTGGGCTCCCACAGTTGCTTGCGGAGCCGTTCGGCGTCGGACAGCAGATCCGCGGAGAGCCGTGCGCGGCGCGCCCGGTTGTCGGCCTGTTTCGCGCGCGTGGCGTGGATGACCTGCGTCCGGTCGAACGCGTGCTGTTCCTCGTTGGCGACCTTGCTGACGGTCGAGGGGGACACGTCGTGGTCGCGGGCTATCTGGTTGCGGGTCTTGCCAGCTTGGAGGTCGGCGACGATGGCGGCGCGCTTCTCATCTGGGATGCGTGGTGGCACAACACCCTCACCTCCTGCCCGGTCCTGGTGCACACTGGTGGCCTGTGCGTCGCCCGCTCCGACGCTTCCCCCTACTGGAGGTGTGTCGTGAAGCGGTTCGCTGCGCTCGTGGTGCTGGTGGTCGTGTCGGGTTGCTCGGGTGGTGAGCCCGCGGTGGACGCGCCGGCGTCGCCGTCGGAGGCTGCTGCCCCTTCGCCTGAGGTTGAGGTGGATGCGAACTCTGCCCAGTTCATCTGTGATGACCTGCGCTTGTGGGATGCGTACCGTCGTGCGGATATGCCGTCGGAGGAGACGGACATGTTCGTGTTGGGTGGGGAGATCTTGGTGGCGGCGTTGGAGGAGGACGCGGAACCTGCTCTGCGGGAGATCGCTCGGGAGCATTCGGCGGATCAGGATGCGGCTGCGGAGGCGATGATTCCGTGGTGTGAGGAGAACACGGAGGCGACGAATCCGTCTTCGCCTTGGTGAGTCGCCCGGCCGCTCTACGCCACCCCCAGGAGCGGAGCGGCCGGGACGTTCAGGTGCGCTGGTGCCCGCACGCGGTCCATGTGAGCAGCGCGGCGAGGTCCGTGTCAGCGGGCGGGGCGATGCGCGCCGCGCTGGTGACCGCGGTGTCGATGCTGTCGGTCCACCCGTAGATGGTCCCGCCCACTGTGATCATGACGTCGTCGACCTCGTTGTGACTGGGTTCGATGCGCACGGTGGTGCCTGCGGCTGTCGTCCACGTGTACGCGGTCGCGAGGTCCATGATGGCTCGGACGCGGCTTTGGGTCTTGCCCATGCGGGACACGACGCCTTTGAGGTGGTCGCGTTCTTGGGCGGCTGAGACCACAAGCACCTCCGGGCACGCAAAAGGCCCGATCCGAAGACCGGGCCTTTCGACAAAACTTCTACGTTGACATGATCATACGGCCACGACTGGCCGTGCGCAACCTACGCCCTCGGGACGTACACGGGCGTCTTGCACACCGGGCACGGGCCCATGCGCGGGTCGAACATGCCGTGGCCGCGGCTGCACTGGATGAAGTCGAACAGGATCAGGGAGAGGCGGGCGCGGATCATCGCTGGTCCCCTTCGCCCTGGTCGCACAGCTCCGCCCGCGTCAGGTCGTTGATCTCCGCGTCGAGGTCGTACATGGTGTGGCCCTTGGGCACGGTCACCTCGCCGAGGAGTTCCTCGCCGCTGTACACCTCCAGTGCCTTGTCCCACTTGTAGGTGGTGACGGGCACTCCGACGGCTTGGATCTTCCCGAGCACGTACAACCCGACGGGCCCGTTGTCGGCGCTGTTGGGCTGCCCAACGATGCCTTCGCGGGTGATCAGGTCGGCGAGCTTGTCGGTGGTCCACCGGCGGGACTTCTGGAGGATGTAGTCGAGCATCCGGTTGATGTGCGCGTGTCCGCGACGTGCGGGGGCGATGGCGGTAGCGTTGGCCATGGTTCCTTCTTCCTTCGCAGGGTGGGTTCCGTGGGCCCGGCGGGAGGGTGCAAGCTCCTGTCGGGCCGTCTTCATGCGCCGTAGTGGCGCACGTACCGCTGGTACTCGGCGTAGGGAATCCGCCCGGCGTCGATGTCGAGCATGTGCCCGGCGCAGATGCGACCTTCGTCGACGGGCAGCCCGCAGTTGTCGAGGTAGCCCAACCGGTCGATCTCCACCACGCACTTCTGGTCTTCGTCGTCGGGTGGCTCGGGCGGCGTGTAGTAGGGGATCTCCACAGACGCGGTCACGACTCCTCCAAGGGGATGCGCTGCGGTTCGATCGGACTGAGGAGCATGGCGTCCTGGTCGCGGGGTGCCAGCTTGGCGATGTGCTGTCCGCAGGCGTGCGTGTGGCCGAGTCGGGTTCCGGACCAGTCGATGCGCCACCGGGCGGGGTGGCCGCACTCGCCGCACTGCGGTCCGACGCTGGTAGTGCCGTCGCGGTAGGTGCGGCCCATCAGGACACCTCCTGGGCGTAGCCGGTGCCCATGCGGCCGATGCGCTCCAGCGTCGCGTGGCTCTGCCGCTGGAGCCATGCCTTGTTGGCGAGTGCTTCGCGGATGTTCGCGGCGAGAGCGTCCACGAACGCCCAGTCGTCGCCACGCGGGTCGTCCGGATTCTCGGCGAGTTCGTCGTTGATGGCGGCGAGGTGCGGCAGGTACTGGGGGAGCTGTGCGCGGAACGCCTTCTTGCGGGCGCGGTAGGAAGCGCGGGTTTCGGTCTTGGTCACGGTGTCTCCTATGCGGCGAGGGCGAGGGTGCGGAACGCCTTGTTGGCGTCGCTGCGGGGCTTGTAGACCACCAGGGCGGCGAGGATCTGGCCGCGGGTGTAGCGGGTGCAGGAGCGGCGTACACCGTCCTTGAGCGCGAACCCACGGATGCCGGGGGTGACCTTCTTGCGGAGCGTGGCGGCGATCGCGGTCGCGGTCTTCTCGTCGGCGCCCATCTGGCGGAGGTGGCTCGCGATGGTGTGGAGCCCGTCGCGGTGGGCGGCGGACGCTGCCTTGCGGGTGGCGACGGTCGCGCGGCGTGCGGCCTGGCGCATGGCCCTCTTGACGCAGGCTTCTTCGATGGTGGGGCGGATCTTCACGGGGGCTCCTTCGAGGCCAGAGGGGGTTAGCGGTTGACGTTGTCGCGCACGGCGTTCTGATAGACCCGGGCCATGGCCTCGCTGGACAGCTCCCAGAGGATCTCTGCGCAGGTGTGGCAGGCGATGACCTTCCGAGTGCCTACGGGGCGTTGGCTGTTGCGGTCGCACCATGCCTCCGCGCCGCCGGGCTCCCTGCGCAGGTGGGCGACGTTGCTGGTGAGCGCGGTCCCCAACCAGTCCGCGAGGGTTCCGGTGGGCTGCTGTTCCGTGATGCGTGCGATCTCTTCTACGAGAGCGGGGGCGGGGCTGCCCGTGTCGTTCGCCTCGGCTTCCGGGGCCTTCTCCGTCTCCTCGGGGGTGGCCCCTCCGGTGAAGTAGTCGGCGATGCAGTACTTGAGCTCCTGCATGGCGGCCTTCTTGTTCGGGATCGGCTCGGTGTTGTACTCGTTGCCGCTCCGAACGATCCATCCGGAGAAGTCCGCGCCGCAGACCTTGTAGAAGCGGCTGGCTTCGGCGACAACCTCGTACTCGTCCATGGCCCTGAAGCCCGGGGCGTTGTAGGTCGCGTGGGGGTCCTTGGCCTTCTCGGGGTCGTAGATGTACAGGGCGGTGATGGTGCCGGGCTCCTCGATGATCACGACGTGGTCGGCGTCGTAGGGGGTGCGGGCGGGCTCCTTGGTCTCTTCGTTCACCTGGAGCTCGTCGGCGAACTGGCGCGTCCACCCGGGGCTCCACTCGTGGTCGGGCTTGTCCAAGGCGACCATCAGGTAGGCGCGCCCGTGGTTGGGGCGGTCGGGGGCGTCGACGGCGCCGTGGTTGTGGTCCAGGACGGTGGCGGTGCGCCCCGCGTACTGGCCGGTGGTGATCGTGACGCTGGTCCCTGCCGGGATCTCGGTGCTGGTCATGTCCGCTCCCTCGTTTGTGCTGATGACCTCAGTATGTCAAGCATGGTTAGGCATTGTCAAGCATGGTTAGGCCAAACGTTGCCTGTTATCCTCGAAGGATGACCAACCCAGAGACCGAAGTCCGGCAAGCCATCGCCGACTACGACGCCGACATCGCCCACATAGAAGAACTCACCGAACAAGCCATCCAACGCCGCGACCAGCGACTACGCGACATCCACGCCCGCGCCGGGTGGAAGCAGGTCAACTTGATCAACGCCACGGGATACACCCGGGAGACCATCCGGCAGGCACTGAACCCCGAGATCCGTGAGGCCATCAAGGCCCGCCGCGCCGCGAAGAAGAAGGAGACCGGATCATGACCATCACCGAGTTCCTGGCCGCACGGCTGGACGAGGAAGAGTGGGCGGCGCGGTTCGCGTTCGGCGCCCACAACGACGCCGGACCGGACTGGCGCGAGGTGCGCTCCGGAGCCATCTCGCTCGGCGACCACGAAGAAGAACTACTCACCTTCGACGCTGGGGTGTCACGCCACATCGTCCGCAACGATCCCGCCCGGGTGTTGCGGGAGATCGAGGTGAAGCGACGGATCATCGACCTCTGTGAGCAGCGGGCGCGCATCGAACAGGGCGAATCGCAGGGGGTGCCTGACGCGGAGCTGCTGCGGAACGACCTCGTACTCCAAGCCCTCGCGTCCGTCTACAGCGACCACCGCGACTACGCCAAGATCCGCATCCCGTAGCCTCTCCCCACGGCCCCGCCCTCCCTCCCGGGGGCGGGGCCCACTCAGGCGAAAACCCCCGCCACCCTTGCGGATGACGGGGGCCGGACCCGGACGTGCTTCCCCGCCGGGCCCTCCCCGGGGCGGCCCACCAGCCGCACCCAGGACCTGACCGCGCGCGTCCTCAGGACGGTGGGGGCGCGCGGACGACCTATTGGGCGAGGCTGGCCACGTGCACGGACAGCGCAGCCACCTCACCGCCGATGAGCGCCCGGCCTCCGATGTGCACGAGGCACCGGTGAAACTCCACGGTCGCTGGGAGTGCGGGCAGGGTCCCGGGGCCGGCGTGGGTGTGCTCACCGATGCGGGTGGCGAGCGCCACCAGCTCCTCACCGGTGAGCGGGACACCGTCAGCGTCGGTGACCTGGTCGCGGTCGACCAACCACAGGTCGAGCTGGGACCGGTCGGTGTCTGGCGCGGCGTGTTGCGCGAGTCCTTCGAGGGCAGCCATCTTGTATCGCCTTGTCTTCCTACGTATCGAAACGTATCCGCTGGTACCTGAACGTATGCACGTCTCTACGGTGCGCCCATGGCACATCACTCAGAGTTCGGGCCGGACGATGAGATCGACTATGACGGTCCCGTCACCCCGTACCGGCAGTTGGCTGCGATCCTGGCGGCGCGCATCCGCCGCGGTGACTGGGCTGCGCATCGGGCGATCCCGTCGGAGCCGCGCCTGGTGCAGGAGTACGGGTTGGCCAGGTCGACGGTGCGCCGGTCGATACGGCTGCTGGTCGAGGACGGTGTGGTGTACGTGGTTCCGCAGCGGGGCACGTTCGTCGCGGGCGGGTGAGGGGTTGAGCGCCACCCACTGCCGTACCGCTTCCGCGAGGTCGGACATGTCCTCACGGGGCGCCTCGCACCGCCACAGCACACCCGGGCGCGTCACGACGACCCCAGCGTGTACTTCGCTGCGATCGGCTTCCCCGGGGCGCGTAGGCGCGCCTCCAGGGCGTCCGCGGTCTCCTCCATGAGCGTGGGGGTGACACCGTCCACCAGCGCGGTCGCCATCCAGAACCGCTCCGTGCGCCACACCCGGTACTCGTCGCCGTACATGCGGGCCAGGCGGGCGAGTTCGTGGGCGTCTTCGTCTCGTGGCTGCGGGGCCCCGTCCGGGCTGTGAGCGTCCATGTGTCCACGGTCACAGCCCGCAACACCTTTGCTGTCCCAACTTGGGACACGCGGGTTCTTGACACCGTCGGCTAGCTGACCTGCATCCTCCGCGCCAACCCACGCAACGGCTCGGGGATGGTGCGGTGGTAGTCCACCAGGTGCGCCGCCACGCCCCGCGCGGACGGGTGGTAGCGGGTCATCTGCGGGGCAGCTTTCTCGGCGCCCACAAGCCGCTCCAGAGCCTTGTCGCGCTTACCCAGCTCCACGTAAGCGCGCGCCATGTCGATGCCGTGGTGCGCCCTGCGCTCATCCGGCAGGGACGCCAGCACGGGCGCGGTGATCTCGGTGTCCCGACGGAGCGCTTCGTCGTAGTCGCCCATCTCCACAGCCACCGCCGCCCCGTGGATCGCCACATTGGCGGGGTTGAACTGGAGCGCGTAGAAGTCGTGGGCGCGCGGGGGGAGCTGCTGTGCGGCTTCCACGGCTTGTGCGTGGTGATCCCATGCCTGCGACTCGGTGGTGTCACCGGTCTGTGTGCCCCGCGCGGACAGGATCGCCGACCGGAGTTGCAGCGCCCCGGACACCGCCAACGCCTGCGGGGTGTCTTGGTCGAGTCGGCCGGCGGCGGTGCGCACCAACTGCAACCCGGTGACCCATGACCCGTACATCATCATCATGAGCGCCCGGGGGAGCAGCGCGAGCGCTGGGAGGTTGGGGTCGTCGGAGCGTCCCGCGGAAGTGGCGGCGTCCTTGATGGCGGCCGTCGCGAGGTCCATGTACCCGAGCCGGCGCGTCATGGACGCGGCGAGTGCTTGGGCGGCGTTGATGTGCCGCCACACGCGCGGGGACTCGGTGGTGTGCAGGTGCACGGCCAACTCGGTGAGCACAGCGGGCAGGGACGTGCCGACGTCCACGAAGCGGGCGTTCAGCGAGCACTGGCGCAACCGTTCGATCTCGCGCGCGAGCACCGGGACCGGGCGCGGCGCCATACCCAGATCCGGGGGGACGTCGATGGTGTCCAGGGCGCGGCGCATGTCGGGGATGGTGGCGTGCACCCGGTCTTTGGCTGCGGTGTCTCCGCGGAACGGCTGCCCGGACAGTTCGGTGGGATCCGCTGCGAGGGCGCCGGCGACGGCTGCAATGAACGCGGGGGTGGCCACCCGGTCTCCGGTTTCTACTTTGGCGATGAGGCCGCGTGAGACGTGGGCGCGGTCGGCGAGCCCGTGTTGGGTGAGGCCGCGGAGTTTGCGGAGTCGGGCTACTCGTTGGCCGGTGGTCTCTTCGGTATGGTGGGTCATGTCTGGCCCCGTCCTTCCTGGTTGGTCGCACTCTCAGGGTAGGGCGGGGCTTTCTTGTTGTCAGGGGCTCGACCTGGTTGTGACGCACGGAAGCCCGGCCGAAGCCGGGCCTCACGGTGGTGGGTGGTCAGGTGGTTTCTCGCAGGTCCATGTTCTGGCCGCTCCCAGGGCAGCGTTCCCCCTTGACCTTGTGGGCGGTCGCGGTGCCGGTGGCGCGGATGCGAACCCGGCGCTTGCACCATCGGCATCGCGGGATGACTCGGGGGCCGCTCAGCAGTGGCGGGCGCTCCTCGGGGCTGTTCACTTCTCCTCCTTGAGCTGGCGGGCGCGGGCCGGGGCGGCGTTCACCCGGAAGCGGGCCACGCACTTCTCGCACGAGGTCCCGTTGGGGCCCCACAGGCGGGACACCTTGTGGGCGTGGGTGTTTGTCAGTTCGAGGACGGTGGCGAGGTCGTCGGGGTCGGGCACGGTCCGCCGAAGCTGCTTGATTTCCTCCTCCAGGTGGTACTGCTTCACTGCTCGCTTGTTGATGAGCCTTGCCCCGTTGTGGAGGTAGGTGCGGGCGGCATCGCGGGCTTCGTCACGTTCCCGGGTGAGCCGCCCGATCTCAGCGTCCACCACCTCCATCACCTTGTCGGCGGTCTCCCGGTAGTCCTCCATGAGCGGGTGCACGCTGGCGGGGGTGTCGTCGTGGGCGCGGGCGATGGCGTCAGCGATCCGGTCACGCAGGTCCATCACGTCTCCTTGGTGATCTGTTCTGCGATGTGCGGCCACACCCGCCGGATGGTCTGCTCCAGCTCGAACCGCTGGTATTCGACCGCGACACTGCGGGGTTGCTTCTCGGGTGGTGCGACGATCGCGGCCATGACAGCGGCGACCTGTCCGTCGGTGGGGTCGGACATCACTTCTCTCCTCCCAGCGCGCGGGCCTTCATCCGGTCCTTGCGCTGTTCGTCGGTGGGCTCGATCCACTTGTGGAACCCGACCGCCCGGTGCCACTGGTTGCCGTGGTGGTACTTGTCGTCGCCGCAGTGTCGGCAGGCGTTCGGCGCCACCCCGGCGGGGATGACTCGGATGGTGCCGTCTCGGTGGGTGAGGCAGTCGCCAGGCTTAGCGGTCTGCCCGGTGTCGGTGACCTTGAGGCGCACGTCAGGAGTGCCGTCGTTGGTGAACTCCAGACCTCCCGCCTGGATGGCGTTCACGGCCCAGGTGGGGTCTTCGGTTTGGTCGGGTCCGCCGGTCCAGCGGAACAGGGTGGGGTCGGCGGACAGGCCGGACATCAGGACTCCTCGGTGTGCTTGTCGGCGACGTGTGCGGCGTGGTCCATTTCGGCGCGCTCCTGCGAGCTGGAGAACGAGGCGTCTCCGCACTCTCCGGTGTACGACTCGGAGTCGGGAACGGTGCACCGCCACGCGTAGGGGTTGGCGGGGGAGTTCGTTCGGGTGATGCGGACTCGGTCGGCGTGGTCCATCACGTCTCCTTCTGTACTTCGTGGTCGGGGTACACGACGTCGCAGGTGTCGACGCCGTTGTGGTCGCGGACGGGGATGCGGAGCACGTCCTCCCCGAAGCACCCGGGCACGGTGTACGGCCGGGCGGTCACGGTGAACACGTGGGGGCCGTAGGCGTAGGTGTCGCCGGGGGTGAGGTCAACGGCCGGGGTGGGCAAGGGGGCTCCTCAGGCGGGGGCGTAGCCGGACTTGTACGGCTCTCCGTTGGGCTTGGTCGCGGACGGGCGCAACGTCTTCGCGTTGATCCAGCGCACGTTCTTGCCTCGGGTGTCGGTGACCTTGACTCGGTCGCCGCCGTCGTACTCGCGGACGATGAGGACGGTGCTGTCGAGCGGGTGGCAGTTCTTGTACCGCTGGTTCGGGCGGATGTGGTCGGTGTAGCTGGCCATGTTGTGCTCCTTCGTTCAGGGGGTCAGGCTGGCGGGTCGACGGGCTGCCAGGTGCGGGCGTTGCGTTCGGCGCGGGTGCCGTTGCCGTTCTTCGTGTAGACCACACGTCCGGCGTGCCAGTGCTCGTAGGCGGCCCCGTAGTCGGGGAGCGTGATGTGGCGTCCGGTGACGTTGGACTTGACGGCGTAGAGGGTGCCGGGGTCGCGGGGCAGGTCGTTCATGGTTCCTCCGTCGGTGCTCAGGGGGTGTCGAGGGCGCGTCCGCGTTCCACGAGCTGTTGGACAGTGGCGCGCTTCAGCCCGACTTCCGCGCCGATCTTGGCGTAGGACAGGCCGGACTCTGCGTGGTAGGCGGCGAGCACCCGCGCCCGTTCAGCGCCGATCCTGTCCACCTCTGCCTGTGCGGCGTTCTGCTGGACGGTGAGGGCCCGGAACTGTTCGACGTAGTCGCTCATCAGCAGATGTCGTCGAGGCCGTAGGCGGCGCGGATGTCGTCGGGCAGGTGCCTCAGTACCTCGGGGCGGTCTTCGAGGATGGACAGGTCCTCGTCTTCGCAGATCTGCAACAGGTCGAGGTCGCACGCCTCGAAGATGTCGGCCAGCTCGACGGCGGGCACGTAGTCGAGGTCGGCTTGTTCGGCGGCGGCGAGGCGGTGGGTGCCGGTGTAGGCGCGTGCGTAGTCACTGAGGACGACGAGGGGTGCGCCGTGCCAGCCGTGGGTTTCCATGGAGGCGGCGATCTCGTTGACGTGGCCGGCGTCGCGGTCGGGCTGCCCGGTGGCGAAGCCGGTGGCGTCGATGATGTCGAGGTTCAGTGGGTTGTGCATGTACCCACCATACGACTGCGGGTAGGCTACATGCAAGGGGTTCCCAGAACCCGGCGATGCACGTGCGAACCGGGTAGACTGGGAGGACAACCACATAAACGAGCGAAGCCGCCGGGTGTTGGTAGCACCACGACGGCTTCTAACCACAACCTGAACGAACCTCAGGGAGCGGCTTTGTCTAAGCCTAATGGTAACCCGTGCTCGCACCCCGTAGGGGGTGCCCGGTGAAGATCATTCGATCCCGGCACGAGGACCACTTCACCATCTTCCCCAACGCCCTCATCCGCGACCCACGTCTCTCGTGGGCCGCCCGTGGCGTCCTCATGGAACTGCTCTCCCGTCCCGACGACTGGAAGACCACCGCCGACGAACTCGCGCGCACCGCCAAGCGGGAGCGCAACAAGCGCGGCGAGGGACGCGAAGCTGTCCGGGCTCTCTTCGGCGAGATCGAAGCCGCCGGATACATCGTGCGCGTCAAGGCACAGCGCGACGACGGCTCGTGGACGACCGAGCTTTACGTGTACGACGTGCCCCAGGACGTGACCAGCGAGAACGCGGATAACCGCAGGTCGGACCGAGGTACGGCTAACCGGGCGTCGGTGAACCAGGCGTCGGGCGACCGGGCGTCGGTGGATCGGGCGTCTATAAGAAGGACCGACAACGGAAGTACCGATGTACGAAGTACCGAGGAAGAAGAGTCCTTCCGAGCTCGCTCCGCTCGCTCGGGCTCGATCGCAAGCGATCAAGCGCGCGATGAGCAAGCAGCCGAGCAGCAGCGAGAAGAACGACAGCGCCGACGCGCAGCAGAGCTGAACAGGCGATGGGACCTCGTGGACGCACTCTCCCCTGACGACCTGAGGGCGGCCATGCTGAAGCTGGAGAAGCAGCGGCCCACGATCTACCGCAAGGCTCGACAGAACGCCCTGGAGCAACTGAAGGGCGACGGCATCAGCAGTACCCCGAAGGGCGTCGACAACCTCGCGTGCAAGTTCGCCTTGCTGCACTACGCCAACAAGGGGATCAACACACCCGCGTTCCTCGCGAACCCGCTTGGTCTGGAGGCCACAGCATGAGCTCTTCCAACTCCCTCGCCACCAACGACGCCTTGACGCTCCAGTGGAACGCGGCCACGACCATCCACTACCGCCCCGACCCCGTTGAGATCGCACGGCGTCAGGACGCCAACGCTGCGCCTGTGACGAACTGGTCGGCCCTCGAACTCCTCTCCGCTCTCCCGGTCGGGGAGCCTGTCCCAGAGGTGGCCCTGAGGGCCCGTGAGCGCCACCTGATCGGCTCCCTGCCCCACGGGGCGGCGTTGCGCGACGGGGCGACCATCACCCGGCTGGCGGTGCGTCCGCTGGCCGTGGACGTCGCCGTGGTGACCGGGCCACCAGCGAAGGCGTTCAACGCCGCCACGTCGTTCGCGCCGTTCTGTGCCCGCGCCGTCCACCTCACCCGCCTGCCCGACTCGAAACGGGACATGTACCTGACACAGGCGTCGTTCTACGGGGTCGGCGTGACCGTCGCGGGGGAGGAGCTGTTGGCCCCGGTCCCGTACCGGCCGAAGCGGCACACCCCGGCGGCGTGGCGGTTCGTAGAACTCGTGCACGAGAAGGCGCGGCAGGCAGGGTTCCCACATGGGGATCCCTGCCGGACGCGGGCGGCATGAGATGTCACATGACGCCGAGGTTCTGCCCGTCCTCATCGACCTCAACGATGACCGCCCGTCCCGTGGTGGGCCAGCCCTCGGGCACCTGCGAGTTCAGAGCCGCGCCGACACTGACGTGACGGGGCTTGTCCTTGGGGATGACGTCCCACCGGGACTCGGAGACGTTGACGTTGACGTTGACGTAGGCGACGTTGGCCATGGTGCGCTCCCGATCGTGGATGGTCACACGAACGCTACGCTCCGGCGCGGACAAAGCCCAGAAGGCAGCCTGGCCGTCACCACCACGCGACACCATCAACCCAACACCACCAGCAAGGAGAACACGATGACCCTTCCCGAGCACGAACTCACCCGCCACTGCCACCACAAGCGCGAGATCGACGCCTGCGAGACCGACGAATGCCAGCAGGTGCTGTCCGAGATGGAGGACGACGCCACCCGCGCACGGTGGGCGCACTACGCGGAGACCGGCGAAGACGGGCGACTCCTGGAGATCGAACGGGGCGCCCTGCGCGCCTGACCACCCCGGGGCATCGGCGTCACTGCCGGTGCCCCACCACAGGCCACAATCAGACCAGGAGGCACACATGGACGAGCGGCCCTTACTGTTCATCGACGTCGACGGACCCCTCAACCCCTGCGACGGGTCCAACCGGGGCGCGTACAAGCGCGGCTACCGGAAGTGGAAGCTCAACGGGATCAACGTGCTCCTACGCCGCGACCACGGCCGCGCCCTCACCGAACTGCCCTACGAACTGGTGTGGGGCACCACGTGGGAGGCGGAGGCCAACACCTACATCGCCCCCCGCATCGGGCTCCCGCACCTGCCCGTGTGCGCGTTCCCCGACGGCGACGACGACGCACCCCGGGCCGTGTACTTCAAGACGTCGGACATCATCGCCTACGCCAACGGCCGCCCGTTCGCGTGGATCGACGACGAGATCACCGACGCCGACCGGGACTGGGTCGCTCAGCGCCATGACGGCCCGGCGCTGTTGCACTGGGTGGACCCCGCCATCGGGCTGGAGACGTCCGACTTCGAGGCGCTGGCCGTGTGGGCGGGGAGCCTCACGACCGCAGCCTGACCACCTTGGGGCTCGTGCTGTGAACCCACGGTACGGGCCCACCACCTCAGGCACTATCAGAGCAACACCAACCACAAGGAGCACCCATGGACCTCGAAACCGCGCTCGACAACGCCAACGACGCGATGGTCGACTTCGCCGCCGCATGGGAGGAGCCCGCGCCCGGTCCGATGCCGACTCCGATCCGGCGGGCGATGGAGTCCTTCAACCGGTCGATGGCTGACGTCTGACCACCCCGGGCTCGTGCTGTGACCGCGGGCCCCAAGCGACAATCAAAGAAGGAGGCAACATGGACCCGCTAGCTCAACTCGTGCAGCTACTCCGCGAGTACCTCGAAGAAGACGAAGCGAACGCCCCCAAGGCCCACCTCAGCCACTGCGGGACGGTCATCTACAACGAGGAGTACGGTCCCGACGCCTGCGACTGCGGATACCCGCAGCAGATCCGGGACGACATCGCTGCGAAGCGCGCTCTCCTCGATGAGTGGGAGAACACGAAAGCGGTCGTAGCAGAGCAGGAGTTCGCGGACGGGCCTCAGGCCATCATCACGGCGATGAGTCAGGCGGTGGCGGTAGTAGCCCAGGCGTACAAGAACCGTCCGGACTTCCCGACCCGCTGGACGGATGGCTGACCTTGTTGGGGCGTCCGACACGGGCGCCCCACCACCAACGACAGGAGAGCACACCATGCACGTGACCCGCGCCGAACTCTGGCCCTACGTCCGCACCACCGTCGAGGGCGGCTACCACTACGAACCCATCGGCCCTGACCACATGTTCACCGACTTCCCTCCCGCTGTCGGGGACATGCTCAGCCTCCCCGACGACCCCCGCGCGTTCCGCGTCATCGACCGCCACTGGGAGCACGCCCGCATCGGGTCGTCGCGGTGGCGCGCGGACGGCGACGAGCAGAGGACCCTGCTGAAGCTCGTCCTGGAGGAGGCCAAGGGCATTTTCGTGGAGGAAGCGCCGACCGACGACGCCTGACCCCGAGGTTGCTCATTAGGTTGCCCACACCAAGTGAGACACCTTGTGGGCAGCCCCCCGCACGGGCGCACGCAGAAGGCCCCTCCGAAGAGGGGCCCTGATCAGTGCAGGATCTCGTCCCACACAGGCTCCCGCACTTCATCGACCGCTTCCAGCCGCTCCGGTATCAGCGTGTCCAGCTCGTCCTCATCGAGACTGGGCACCACATACGGTAGGCCCCGGCGCGTCTTCTCGACCTCGTGCGTGACGTTCTCCAC